TTATTTGTTCTCCTCATCGGTTTCGTCTTTCTCTTCGTTCCAGGTAAATCCATAGAGTGCGTGCTCGTTTTCACCTAGTTTGATGACTCTTGTCCTGTTAACGGTTTCTTCTGCTTCCGCCCGATATTTCGGGGTGGCATCGAATGAGAAGAATATTTGTTTGGGGTGGCCATCCTCGGAGGTAAGTTCCGCTGCTCGTTCATAGAGTGTGAGCAGGTTGCCAACAGGGAAATATGCGAGTTGTTTGATGAGCACGGAGTCGTGGATCAGGATGGGCAGCTTGGTTAATTCTAGAATGGCAAGATCAAATGAAATCAGGTTCTTGGATTGCGAACCGGCCCCGTTGTCTCCTTGAGATGAAAAGGTATACCCCGCTTTACCGCGTGATTCTTTGAAGCTAAATAGTGGCGGTTTGCGCTTTTTATTTGGATAGAGGGCTTGGACGAATTCTTTGGTGAGTCGGTTGATGTTGTGCTCGATATCGCCGAGAATGCGCGGTCGTTGTTCTTTGAGAGCTTTGTTTGTTTCTTTGCGCAGCTTGTCGAATTCGCGCATTTTGTCATAGGCGTCGATTTGAGCTTCAAGACGTTTAATGGTGGCTGCTAGCTCACCGTTTTCTTCGTAGGTTTTGTCATCGAGCTCAACTGATTGTTTGAGCTGGTGAATTTGTCGTAGCCGTTGGTTAATCTCGTTGTCCAACACAGCAATTACGCGACGATATTTTTCTGCCTGCTCGTTAAGCTGGTCTTCATAGACGCCGACGAGGGCTCGGTGATAGTACTCGATGGTTTCGAGTTTCTCTTTGTTTACGTTCGGGAAGAAGTTATAGAACTCTTCAAGGTCATCGGTTGTGAGCCTTGATTCTCCCGATAGCGTTGCTTCAACTATTGATAGTTTTCCTTTGAGAACAGAACGTTTGTTCTGTAGCGAGCGCAACTTAGTCTTAATGTGTTGTTCTTCGTTTTTCGCTTGCTCTGCTGCCTGGAAAAGATCGAGGTCTGCTGTCACTCGCAGTTGTTGAAACGCAATCCGTGCTTGCGTTAGTTCTCGCTCGGCTTGGTCGCGTTCTTTCTTATTTCGTATTTTCACGTATTGACTAAGCCCTGTTTTAGCCATCCCTTCAAGCGAAGAGTAGCTGAGGTTGGCTGCTTTGAGGTCTTCCTCGAGTTGTTTGAGCTTTCCGTACACGCCGAAGAGTTTCTCCAGCGCAAACACACCCTGTTCATCGGGTTGTGCAGGAGCGGCTTTAAGCGGCTTTTTCAACATGGCAAGTTGCTCGGTATCGATTCGAACGAAGCGGCCTATTAATTCTCGAAGAGTCGAATCGGGAATGTCTAGACCGTATTGTTCAGCGAGAAATACTCGATAATCGTCTATCTGCCATTCTTCTTTTCGTTCTTTCCATTCAGGATCAAAGTATTCTTGAACGAAACCTGGGCGTGAGGTATCGCGGGAGAAATACCTGTCTTGTTCTCCAAAACGGAAGGTAAAGCAAATAGTGTGGTGACCGACAGCATCAGGATCGGTAATGACGTCAGATTTTGCGAAATCTGCACCACCGAAAGCGTAATCCACGATGGAGAGCAATGTAGATTTGCCGATAGAGTTCTCGGCTTCAGCTCCTCCCTCAACGACGTTCAGACCAGGGTGAAAAACTATGGGCGGGCGAGGCTCGCCCGCGTCGTTGAATCTGTCAGACCATACGTTAATCAGCATGCGCAATCACCCCGTTTTCAACATCAATCGTTATTTTTCTCAATGCGAGCAGTAGAGTGAGTGCTTCTATAAGTTCAGCCGTCCCGCCTACCTGTTTCACTAGATCAAAATGTAAATCAATGAGGCGCATCGGATTATCTAAGTGATTCAGGATGCGCGGAAAGTTGGCGAGGGTTGATTCGTCGAAAGTGTAGAGCTTGTTAGGCAATCGCATAGTCTGCCTCCACGTCTACATCTGGGCGGAATACCTCACAAATATGGATGAAGTAGCTGATGAGAATGCCACACACGTAAATGCCACTTCCCGTGTGATTGTTCATCCAATCGCATAGTTGCCTGAACTGCCCGGGCTGATCCAACCCCGAGCTTTCGAAGGTCAGCCACGCCCCTTGAACTTGATTGCACAGTCGAGTGAACTTGAGCTGTTCTCTCGCTTCTTTAGATTTCAGCTGAGTGACGATAAAAGGCTTGTAGACGGACACAGCATCAGCTGCTTGGGAAAGCAAATCAGCATCGTGAATTTTCTGCTCAAGGTCGACTGCCTTGAATTCGGGATCTGGTATGCGTTGCTCGTAAGGAATGTTGGAAACCGCGTCCAACAACAGGCTGATTTCTTTTTCAAGCCCCAAAGGCACAACATTGTCGGCAAGGCGATGTTTAGCAAGAAGACGTGCAAGGTTAGCTCGTAGCTGTTGTTCTTCTTTTTTCGTGTGAGCCAGCTGGTATTTTTCGCCATGCTCGGTGCATAACACTGCGAAATCATCGCGTACAGGCTCTGCAATATCCTCGTCGAGAAGCACGATCACGTAGGAGGCCTTGGATTTATCGTGCGATTCGATATTGAGGGTTTTTCCGCACTGCAGACAACCATCCGATAAGACGAGAAGTTCTTCGCGATACCTAGCCTTCGCAGCTAGTTGGCGAATACGAATCCGTGCTTGCAAATCAGGATTTTTTATTTTTGCGAGCCGCTCGAGAATGTCCAGCAGAATCAGGCAGGCATCTTCAGCCACGTGCGTTAAGCGAATCCTTACTCCAAAACTCTCAAAATTGAGACGGATAAGATTCTGCGCTGGCTCATCTAAATCCTCAATCAGACAAATGAGATTATCTATATTCAAGCGAGAATAAATTGCGTTTGCTAGCCCTTTGCTAAATCCCGCGTCGCGTGACATAAGCGAGGTAAGTACATCATCGGATATTGAGGCCGTGCTTGTGGGGTCGTTTCGCGTATTCCATTCTCCCTCATTGGCAGTAGTAAACATGGAGATCAGTTCACGCGCATAACTAGGCCCATGGAGGTTGCCAGGAACAACAGGGCGTACTGATTTAGCCCACTGGTGGAACTGCACTGTTCACCTCCTAACGAAGTTTTCTCAAAAACTCTCAAAGTTTTGCCTCAACGTTTCTCAAAGCTTGCGAAAGCCCATTATTTAACCTTTTCGTGAAGCCCAGCGATGGGATTCGTTGTGGCGGAATGACGAGATAGTCGCCTTTCATTATATCGAATCAACCTGCGATGTGTGAAGAGAAACTTCACAAGCGCATGAATCGGCGGTTAGAAGGCGACGTTCTCGAGCATCCCGCACACATCTATTAGTGAGGTCACCACGAGCCAGCGCGCAATCGGTGCGTGGCAACCTCACGACCGACAAATAGCGACAAGCAATAAGTCGGGAGATCTGCGGAGCAGCCAGCACTGGCCATTACCTTCATAGGCGATGGCTTGTTGCTTGGTTTGTTCTTGCAGGTCGACCTCATAACTGAATATCGCTCCGTGGATCTCCCGGAAGGGAAATCCACAAATGAAAGTACAAATCCGTTACGAAAAGCAAAAGTTCGATGTGAAGAAACCTGCAGAGTATGTGGAGGTTGAGGTGAGTGATGGCGAGGTGGTCTCGATGATTGAGGCTGATTATCGTCAACGCCGCGATATGGTACAAAGCCTTGAATTGGTGCAGCGGCGTTCTATTGAGGAGATTGTCCGGGAGGAGATTAATAAGCCGGAGTATAACCAGGCGAAGCAGTGGGTGCGCAATACGGATTCGTGTTGGCGTGCTCCTTTGGCTGGTGGCGGCAATATTTTTGATGAGTTGGTCGACCAGTATGGTCACATGAAAGCGTTCGATGATCCGTTTGATGACGTAGATACGCGGTTGACGGTTGAGAGTGCTTTGGCTGGCTTGGATGAGCGTGAGCGCTTCATCGTTATCCAGAATCGTTTGAATCAGGTGCCTTTGACTGTGGTGGCGGCTGAGCTTGGGATTACTCAGCCTCGTGCCTCGCAGTTGTTGAAATCTGCGCGGGCGAAGATTGCCGCCGAAATTGGTCTTGATTTCTGATTTATATTTCGGCTCCCTGGAAGCCCTCCTAGTGAAGGAACACAGCGTGAAGGCAGTGGGTCTCACTGGGAGGGTTCTTTCAGGAAGGAGCTGGTGATGAGCCGGAAACTACGTGTGAAGGTCAGTAAGCATTCTGACCCGGATGCTGTGGCATCGGTGGGTATGCGCCGCCTGTCACGAAGGGTTTTGCGCAAGCTCACGGGTCACAGTGGGCGGTGTGCAGTGTTATTGCCGGGGCGGGATGTGCAATCCATTGAAATCATTGACAACGACCAGTCGAAGATATCAGGTAAGCGGCGTGGTTCGTTTGCGGATGAGGATTTCGAGTCGTTCATGAAGGCCGTATTTGGTCCTGATCAGGCAGATGAGGTGGCGTGATGACTCCAGTTAACCATGTAGCCAATATGCGTCAAATTTTCGTCAATCTTCGCCAAGATTTGAAAAGCCTGCAAGCCGAGATAGAAGCAACTGAGAACGACCTGCTGTATTGGATGGAATCAGGTATCGAAGCGGACTATATGCTCACGGGCGGGCCGGGTGAACCCGAAACCGTCGAGAATCAACAAGCAGAATCTGTCAGCGAATCTCAGCCGCAGGTCAAGCTGCTGCCACTGGAGGAAGTGCGCGGCGTGTTGGCGGATTATGCACGCTCGGGTTTGAATGACTTCATCAAAGCCAAGATTCGCTCGTTTGAGCATACGAAGCTTTCACAGTTGACGGTGGAGCAAGCCAACGCGGTGCTCGCTGCAGCTGAGGCCGAGGCTGGTGGTGCATGATGCCACCGCAAAAACACGCACTCTTGAGCGCCTCGTCGGCGCATCGTTGGTTGCACTGTCCCCCATCAGCGAAACTCACGGCTGGGGTGACAGAGGCTCCAAGTGAAGCTGCACTTCAAGGCACGGCGGCTCACGCGTTGGCAGAACATAAGCTGCGCCGAGCACTCAAGCAGCAATCTAAACGCCCCGTCTCCAAATACGAAGATGACGAGATGAATACCCACACCGACGATTACGTCTCCTACGTGCTCGAACAATACGAGCAAGCAAAACAGGTGACGTCTGGCGCGGTGATTTACATCGAGCAACACTTGGATTTCTCCCACGTTGTGCCTGGTGGTTTCGGCACTGGCGACTGCCTCATCGTGGCTGATGGCACGCTGCACGTAATCGATTTGAAATATGGCTTGGGCGTGCTGGTAGAAGCTGAGTGGAACCCGCAAATGATGCTCTACGCGATCGGTGCACTTGCCTTGTTCGACGCTCTTTATGACATTGAGCAGGTGGCATTAACGGTTTTTCAGCCACGGCGCGAAAACATCTCCACCTGGACGATTAGCGTCACTGAGCTGAACAAGTGGGCCGAGCAGACGCTCAAGCCTGCAGCCGAACTAGCAGCTAACGGTGAGGGCGAGTTTTGTGCTGGTTATTGGTGTCAGTTCTGCCGCATCGCCTCCACCTGTAGAGCCAGGGCCAAAGCGAACCTTGAGCTAGCCAAGTATGAGTTCGCCCCGCCAGCCGAACTCAGCCCAGCCGAGGTGGCTGATGTGTTGACACGGATTCCTGGTCTGACCAAATGGGCAACTGATGTCCAAGACTATGCCCTCAGTCAAGCCCTTTCCGGTGAGCGGTACGAGGGTTTCAAGTTGGTGGCTGGCCACTCAATCCGCAAATACACAGATGAGAATGCGGTGGCTGAGGCTGCGAAAGCTGCAGGCTACCGCGATATCTATAAACGATCACTGCTCACTATTACCGCGATGGAACGCCTCATGGGAAAGAAGAACTTCTCCGAAATCCTCGGGAATCTAGTGGTAAAACCCGAGGGTAAACCCACCCTGGTTCCCGTCACTGACAAACGCCCAGAACTCCAGGTGGATTCTGCGGCTGACGATTTCACAAACATCGACAATCAACAGAAAGAAGGTAAATAATCATGTCGACCCGAGTGAACCCGAAAACCAAGAAAAACAACCCGACCAAGGTCATCACCGGCGAAATACGTTTGAGCTACGCAAACGTGTGGGAGGCAAAATCTATTAACGTCGGCAAGCCGAAGTTCTCGGTATCGCTTCTTATTCCTAAGGATGATGCTGCGACTATCGATGCGATTAATGCTGCTATCGAGGCAGCCATCACCGAGGGTATTGGAAAGTTCGGAGGAAAAATCCCGCCACGCGCATCTTTGAAGCTACCGCTACGTGATGGAGATACTGAGCGTGACGATGAGGCTTATGCCGGACATTTCTTCGTAAACGCCAACAGTATTAATGCTCCGCAGATCGTGGATCAGGACGTGAATCCAATCCTTGACCGCTCCGAAGTCTATTCCGGCTGCTACGGGCGAGTTTCCATCAATTTCTACGCTTTCAACACCAACGGAAACCGTGGCGTGGCCTGCGGTCTTGGCAATATTCAAAAGACCCGTGATGGTGAGCCACTCGGTGGCCACGTGAGCGCATCCTCCGAGTTCGATACTTGGGATGCAGACGAGGACTTCCTCGCCTAAAGCAAACCAATCCACTCAAGGGGCGGAGCCAAGCCGGTTGGCTCCGCCCCACCCAGCCGTTAAGGAACACTATGCGCACGCTCAGTATCGACATCGAAACTTTCTCGCCAATCAGCCTCGCCAAATCAGGAGTCTACAAATACTGTAACCACCCTGACTTCGAGATTCTCTTGTTCTCCTACGCGATCGACGACTGCGCGGTGCGCACGGTGGATTTAGCATCCGGAGAGCAACTCCCAGCAAAGATTCTTAGAGCACTTGATGACCCTGCCGTGGTTAAGTGGGCTTACAACGCTGCTTTTGAACGCACCTGCCTCAGTGCATATCTGGGCAGGCGGCTTGATCCTGCTGGGTGGCGTTGCTCAATGATATGGGCAGCAAGCCTTGGCTTGCCACTTTCTCTTAAAGACGTCAGCAAAGTGCTGAATCTCGATGCTCAAAAGATGGATGAAGGTAAAGATCTCATCAAGCACTTCTGCGTACCGGATGACAACAGCCAGCGGCGGCTCCCCAGCAGCGACCCGGCTGGCTGGAAGCTGTTCAAGATGTATAACGCGCGAGATGTAGAAGTAGAAACAGCAATCCGACACAAGCTCGCCAACTTCCCAGTACCCGATTACCTCTGGGAGCAGTATGAGGTCGATCAACGGATCAATGACCTTGGTATCCGTATCGACACCACATTGGCCGCAAACGCTATAACTATTGACGAATCCCACCGGGCGCAAGCACTCGCCCGTGCGCGCAAACTCACCGGTCTGGATAATCCTGCTTCGCCATTACAGCTACAAGAATGGTTAAACCAGCATGGCTGCACGATAGAGTCTATGGCGAAAGAGTCAGTCGATGATGCTCTTGCGAACGCTACTGGTCAGGTGCGAGAAGCCTTGGAACTGCGTCAGGAGTTATCGCGCTCATCCGTGGCGAAATACCGCAAGATGATAGACGTCACCTGCACTGATCAGCGGGCGCATGGTCTGCTCCAGTTTTATGGGGCTAACCGTACAGGGCGGTGGGCTGGACGTCTTGTGCAAGTACAAAACCTGCCCAGGAATTATCTGCCGGATCTTGCTCAGGCTCGTGGCTTGGTGCGTGATGGTAACGGTGAGGCGCTCGACATGCTTTATTCTTCCGTGCCCGATACTCTCACTCAGTTGATTCGCACCGCATTCATCCCCTCGGAAGCTCACCGGTTCATCGTCGCCGATTATTCGGCGATTGAGGCGCGAGTGCTGGCGTGGCTTGCTGGTGAGGAAACCACGCTTGCCGCGTTCAAGAACGGTGAAGACCTTTATTGCGCGACCGCTTCGGCGATGTTTGGTGTGCCTGTGGAAAAGCACGGAGTCAACAGTGAGCTTCGGCAGAAAGGAAAAATCGCTGTCCTTGCTTGTGGCTACAACGGCTCCGTGGGCGCGCTCAAAGCCATGGGCGCTTTGAAAATGGGGCTAAGCGAGGACGAGCTACAACCCATTGTGGACGCTTGGCGGCAAGCCAACCCTAATATTGTGCAGCTGTGGCACAAGGTCGACAATGCCGCTACCAGGGCAATTAGCACGAGCAAGCCTGTTACGTTGCGTAACCTGGGTTTCGAGAAGAAATCCGGGATGCTCTTCATCACCTTGCCAAGCGGTCGGCGCTTGGCGTATGTGAAGCCAGGTATTGGCGTGAACAGGTTCGGCGGCACCTCGATTACTTATTGGGGTCAGGGAGTGGCTCGGAAGTGGCAGAAACTAGAGACTTATGGTGGAAAACTGGTCGAGAACATCGTTCAAGCCACCGCCAGAGACCTCCTAGCCGAAGCCATCACCCGCATTGAGAATGCCGGTCATCGAATTGTGATGCATATTCACGACGAAGTCGTCATCGACGAACCCATCAATTCCGGCACCACCGTTGCTAACATATGCGCCCTCATGAACGAGCTACCCCAATGGGCTGAGGGTTTACCGATTGATGCAGCCGGGTACGAATGCGGCTTCTATCAGAAGGATTAGTTGATACCCCAGAGCGGGTTCTGCTGCCAGTTTTCTGGAATACCGAGATGGCTCGGTGGTAGTGGCTCAAGAATTGGGTAACTAGCTATCACACTAGGAAGCAGAGCCGCGTCACCGATATTAAGCTTTATGAGCAAGTATTGGACAATTGTGAGCTGACCAAACAGACGGTTCATCACCGAAGCTACAGCATCCAATTCAGGATGTACCCCAATCTTCGGTAGGCGCGGCTTGAGAGCATAAACCCTGTTAAACATACGCGCATGGTGAGCCGAATAATTACGCAAAATATTGAGACTTTTCAGCCAGGAACCAAACTGTGCCCCGTTCAAACCTACCCGGCCAGCAATCGTCTCGCGCACCGGTATTGGCGCTAGCTGAAACAAGTATGACAGTGAACCCCAGTCCATCACTTCTACCGCTGCCCAAATCGGCAACTGGCCACCATATTTCTGGTTATGGTGCATCACGAAATCTTCTCGCGACCCCGTTAATTCTTTACGATAGCGCTTCAGCCACTGCTCATATTTCACTGACGGGCACGGTTTTGGTTTCGTCTCATAAGCCACTGGACCGAGCAGCTCTGGATGCAGGTGGGCAAGCGGATCAATACGACCAAGCTCGTGGCCAAGCATAGAGCGCACCGAGAGTTCTATATGAGCGAGCGCACTAAACACTGCTTCCCGCAGACGCCAATCAAAATCATAAACAGCATCAATATCAGCAAGATTCGTGCCAGGAATAAACACATCGCGGCGCGCACCATCTGCCCCTATCTCACGCCACGAGTACCAATACCCGGAAAGCCGATAATAATTCACTCGTTCCAACAGATGCCGTGCCAACTGATCGGAATCAATCACCATCCCGCGAGAGCGTAACAAGTTGATCTGCTCGCCATGCGTCTTGAACGCCTTACCGCTCCCGGTAGCGCTCTGCACTTGTCGGCTCTGCTGCGGGCTCACGACGGCACCTCCCTCGAGCCTAGAAATGATGAGGACCGGCCCTGGACCCTCGCGGGCGGAACCGGTCTTGATGCATCAATCATAACCCATATCCCGTTAACAGCCAAGCAAATTTCTCGCCTGTCCCATCAGGTTTTACCTGCCTATTTTCAAAGTCACGTTTATATTTCGCTCTTCTCAAAGCCCTCCTTTTAGAGGGTCAGCTCATGGCTCTCACCTACAAACTATGGGAAGGAGAGCTAATGACCGGCTCCACACTACAAGTGTTCACCAACAGCCAATTCGGCCAAATCCGCACCATCACTAACGATGGAACCATCATGTTCTGCGGCCGTGACGTCGCGAGCGCGTTGGGATATACAAATCTGAATAAGGCAGTGCAAGATCATTGCAAGGGGGTTCCATTTCGTTACCCCCTTGAAACGTCAGGTGGAATCCAACAAATCCGTTTCATTACTGAGGGTGACGTGTATCGCCTGATTGTCTCAAGTCACCTGCCGGGCGCGGAACGTTTCGAGAAATGGGTGTTTGATGAGGTTCTGCCATCGATTCGTAGGACCGGTTTGTACGCGATTGATGAACTACTCGAAAACGATGAGCTGCTCGAACAAGCCCTCACACGTCTACGTGCCGAGCGTGTCAAGCGTCTTGCTGCTGAGCAGGCGTTGCTCGAGGCAGCACCGAAGGTTTCCTACTACGACATCGTGCTGCAGTCACCGTCGTTGATGCCGATTACTGCTATCGCTAAAGACTACGGGCTGAGTGCGAAGAAACTTAACCGCCTGTTAGCTGATGAACATATCCAGTTCAAGCAGTCAGGCATCTGGTATTTGTACGCCGAGTATGCGAAATGCGGCTACACCCAATCCAAAACCCACTTGCTGGAGAGTGGCAAAACGGTGATGCACACGTATTGGACGCAGAAAGGTCGCCTGTTTATCTATGACTTGTTGAAAAACCGCTGCCAGATCCTGCCGGTCATCGAACGTGAGGCAGGTGAAACCAAATGAGCAATCTCCTCGACAACTACCCTTTGATTAACGACCTAGCACCGTGGCGCAATTCTAAAGGCTACGCAGACCCAACAGCATACAAGGCGCTGCGGGCGGTGGAAATATCCGAATTCGGTCACCGTCCCTTGACCTATATTTGCTCGCCCTACTCCGAGGATGTTGAGGTGAATGTGGAGCTGGCGAGGGATTTATCTGCCTATGCGGTGCGCTGTCGCCGTATCCCACTTGCACCCCACCTGCTGTTTCCGCAGTTTATGGATGATACCGATCCGTGGGATCGCGACCTCGCCATGTTCATGGGTCGCGTGCTGCTGAGTAAGTGCGAAGCGATGTGGGTGTATACGCCGCGCGTCTCTCCAGGCATGAAAGCCGAAATTTCCTGGGCTCACCAACTCGAACTACCCATCACCTACTTTGACCACAACTTCGCGGAGGTAGAACTACATGACTGACTTCATTTTGTGCACGACTAACCTGGTGAGCGCGCAACGCAACCTCAAATACCCGAATCACCGGCACATAACCAATGCGGCTGATTTGAAGAATACCGTGACACATGACCATGTAGCGGCCAAATATGAGGGCGATATTCGTTCCACCGACAGGTTCTTGCAATCCACGTGTGTGGTGATGGACATCGATAACGACCATTCCAACAGCCCGGCTGATTGGGTGACACCGGAATCGCTTGCTCTCATCTTCCCGGGCGTCGCTTTGGCGACCGCGACCTCGCGTAATCATTTGAAACCGAAGGGCGAAAAGACCGCCAGGCCGCGCTTCCACGCCTACTTCCCAATCAAACCGGTCACCGATGCTGCAGTCTATACGGGAATCAAGAAGAAGCTTGCCTCCTACACCGGAATCTTCGACCGCAACGCTCTCGATGCCGCCAGATTTATTTACGGAAACCCCGCCGCCGAGGTCACCTGGGCAGACGGTGCCCTATCCATCACCGATTTCCTCGATGCTGACGCGTTCGCCGCACTCGAAATGGGCACGGGCAAGATTCGGGAAGGCGCACGCAATGCGACCATGAGCGCTTTCGCTGGGCGAGCGATTGTGCGTTTTGGCAATACTGAGCAAGCACGCCAGCTTTTCGAGACGAAAGCACAAACCTGCGTGCCACCCCTACCAGATAGTGAGTTGGAGGCGATCTGGGCCTCGGCTCTCAAGTTTGGTGCAAAAGTAGCTGCAACACCGGGTTATATTCCACCCGAACGCTACGCTGAAATCCAAGGACTGCGTCCCACCGATTTCACCGATGTCGGTCAAGCCACCGTGCTGGCAGACGAATATGCGCAAAAACTCGCATTCTCTGAGGCAACAGATTGGCTGGTGTATAACGGCTCGTTTTGGGAAGAAACCAGACCAGGCTCGCGCGCCATCGCTCAAGAACTCACCACGCGCCAGCTAGAGCAAGCCGCACAGCTGCTCGAGAAAGCCCGTGAAGTGTGTGATTCCACTGGGGTCACACAGTTGCTGTCGGCAATGAGCCTGACCAAAGCGAAAAACCTATTCACTAACGTGCAGTGGACCGCTTACGACCAGCTCACTAATGCTCAGGCCTACGAGAAATACGTGCTCAAACGCAGGGATAGCAAGGCGATTACTGCCTCGTTGAAGGAGGCAGCTCCGATGCTGCAAGTCACCCAAGCAGACCTTGACGCAGACCCTTTCGCTCTCAACGCCCCTGGTGGCACCATTGACCTCACCACCGGGCAAATGTACGAGCACGACTATGGGGATTTCATCACCAAACAAACCACCACCGATCCCGCCACCAAAGGCATGGACACGTGGTTGGCGGCGCTCGAGGTGTTCTTCCAAGGCGACCAAGAACTAATCGACTATGTGCAGCGAATCGTGGGGCTGACCGCAATCGGCAAAGTCTACGTCGAAGCCCTCATCATCGCCTACGGCGACGGCAGGAATGGCAAATCGACGTTTTGGAACACAATCGCTCGGGTGTTAGGCACATACGCGGGCAACATCTCCGCCGATGCTCTCACTGTGGGTGTGAAGCGGAATGTGAAGCCTGAGCTGGCAGAAGCCAAAGGCAAACGCCTCTTGATCGCGGCTGAGACCGAGGAAGGCATGAGGCTCTCCACCTCTATCGCCAAGCAAATGGCATCCACTGATCTGCTTTATGCAGAAAAGAAATATAAGGCGCCCTTCGCGTTCGCTCCTTCGCATACGCTCGTGCTATACACGAATCACCTGCCGCGCGTAGGTGCAATGGATGTTGGTATTTGGCGCAGGCTGATCGTGATCCCATTCGAGGCAAAAATCGAAGGCTCCTCGGACATCAAAAACTACGCCGAACACCTCTACCAAAACGCCGCTGGTGCCGTTCTGCAATGGATCGTTGATGGTGCCCGCAAAGTGATTGATGACGACTTTGTTTTGAAGCCACCACCTAAAGTGCGTCGAGCCCTGGAGGCCTACCGGTTTGAGAACGACTGGATGACACATTTCTTAGACGATAACTGCGAGATCGACCCGAGCTTCACACAGCCCTCGGGCGAGCTTTATAGCGTCTATCGCGCCTATGCGCTCAGCGTGGGCGAATATGCCAGATCCACGTCCGATTTCTATTCAGCCTTGGAACAACTCGGATTCCGCAGACGCCGCACAAAGAGCGCACGCTATGTGGACGGACTGCGCCTGAAGAGCGAATTCAACCTTTAGCCCCTAAGTGGTGACACTATCTGTCGGTCTATAACAGAACTTTTCTAAAGAGCAATAAAAACAAATATCTATATATAAAAAGTTATGTAAACGACTGGCAGAAAGCGTCACCACGTGAGCAGAAAGCAACACGTGATGAAAGAACAACATTTAGAACAAGCACTCGTAAAAACCGTTGAGGCTTTGGGCGGGGTCTGCTGGAAACTAGTCAGCCCCGGAACCGCCGGTGTACCTGACCGAATCGTGCTGTTACCTGATGGGCATGTTGGCTTCGTGGAAGTCAAAGCACCCGGCGGAAAAGTCCGCGCAATCCAAAAACACAGACTGAGGCAGTTGAAGCACCTGGGCTTCACCGCACTCGTCCTCAACAATCCTGACGATATTAAGAAGGTGTGCCATGCAATATCAGCCGCATAACTACCAACAGCTAGCAACGGCTTTCATTGAAGAACACCCGGCTGCAGCGCTACTGCTCGAGATGGGACTTGGCAAGACCGTCATCACCCTGACAGCAATACAAGATCTCCTCTTCGACTCCTTTGAAGCCCACCGGGTGCTGGTGATTGCGCCGCTGCGCGTAGCGAGAGACACGTGGCCTGCCGAGCAAACAAAGTGGAGCCACTTACGCCAGCTACGCCTGGCAGTAGCTGTCGGCACCGAACGCCAACGCCGAGGCGCGCTCAACTCAGGCGCAGACATCACAGTGATGAACCGGGAGAACGTCGACTGGCTTATTACCCGTAGTGGCATCAAGTGGCAGTGGGATATGGTCATCATCGACGAACTCTCCTCCTTCAAAAACCACCGCGCCAAACGCTTTACCGCGCTCATGAAGATCCGCCCACAAGTCAAGCGCATCGTCGGGCTTACCGGCACCCCAGCCAGCAATGGGTTGATGGATTTATGGGCGCAGTTCCGGCTGTTGGATTTGGGTGAGAGGCTCGGACGCTACATTTCCCGCTACCGCGATAAATGGTTCGTGCCCGATAAGCGGGGTGGGATGCAGGTGTTCACCTACAAGCCTAAACCTGGCGCTGAAGACGAAATCTACCGAGCAATCTCGGATATCACGCTGTCGATGCGAACCAGCGACTACCTCACCCTCCCACCACTGACTGTCACGACCACCGAGGTGACCATGAACGGCAGGGAGCGCAAGGTGTATGACCGGTTAGCGGCAGAGATGGTGGTTGAGCTGGGTGATGCGGTGATTGACGCGGCCAATGCTGCCGTCCTGGCAGGTAAGCTCACCCAACTAGCGTCTGGTGCGATCTACACCGAAGCCGGCGACCCCATTGTGGTACACGGCCGCAAACTCGATGCCCTTGAAGACCTCATCGAAGCAGCGAATGGGAATCCCGTGCTTGTGGCGTATTGGTGGCAACACGACCTGGCACGCATCCGGCAGCGCTTCCCGCAAGCCAGACAGTTAAAAACTTCAGCGGATATTGAGGCTTGGAATGACGGTGAAATCCCGCTCGGATTGATTCACCCAGCCAGCGCTGGGCATGGGCTTAACCTCCAACAAGGAGGCTCAATCCTCATCTGGTATTCCCTCACCTGGAGCCTTGAGCTCTACCAGCAAACCAACGCCCGCCTGTATCGGCAAGGCCAGACCAAGCCGGTGACTATTACGCATATTGCGACCAAGGATTCGATTGATCAGCGGATTTTGGCGGCTTTGGAATCGAAGAACATGACCCAGTCGGCGCTCATCGACGCGGTAGCGCAGACCTTGAAAGGAGAAACACTATGAGCGTTACGCATCAAGAAACCGACATCACCTGGCGCTACGTTGACCGCCGCGCCGCTGCTATCAACGCGCTACGCGACTACGCCACTATGGAAACCATCATCGATAACACTCCCGATGACCTGAAAGCCATCGAAGCCGACCTGCCCAGCCTGTCCTCCCCCGTCTTGGATGGTAGCCGCCGTGCGTTTAATCCCACCGCTGCCGAAGACAAAATCCTTAGACACCTGGAACGGATCGATAACCGCACCCGCAAATACCTACAAGCCAAGGATTACATGGACTGGTTCAACCCCGCCTGGCAAGCGCTCACCGATGAGGAACGTGACGTGCTAGAAGTTTGCTTCCTTTCCGGGTACGAGTCCGCCACTGATGCGATTTATGAGGTGCAAGAGCGGCTAAACGTGGAACGCTCCACCGCCTACAACCGGCGCAAAACCGCCCTAGACCACCTCACCAGTCTCCTGTACGGACGCTAAGATGCTTGGACAAAACGCGGACGACATTCCCGTTTCGAGCCTGATATAGTGTAACTAGTTAGAAAAAGGTCAAAGCCCCGAGCGGAAAATATCCTCTCGGGGCTTTACCATCACCACAGGAGATAACGGGAATGCCAAGCAAACCCAAACGTCCCTGCTCAGCCCCTGGCTGTCCCGAACTAACCCGCGAAAGGTTCTGCCAGCTCCACGCCAAAAAGATAGACAAGAACTACCGTAAGTTTCAACGTGACCCGAGCATCAACAAGCGTTATGGTGCGCGCTGGCGACGCATCCGTGCCGCATACATTTCCCAGCATCCTTTGTGCGAAGACTGTCAAGCTCAAGGAAAGATAACGCCGGTGGCTGAAGTCCACCACGTTCTACCCTTAGAGCATGGTGGCAGCCACGACTTTTCTAACCTGCGTAGCCTGTGCAAGCCTTGTCATTCGCGTCAGTCGGCGTTGGATGGTGACAGGTGGCGGCAAGCACCTCAGGTCTACACCTACTGACTTTTTATTGAGATTGCGGTGTGCGCGCCTTAAACGTTGCCGACCTCAAAGATGCTGGGCTGGCTCTTGTTCGTTGCTTACGGTGCGACGTCGCGTGTCTGGTTTGGGGTTGGGGGCCTCGAATCTCTACAGCCTTGACGAAGGTCAGCGGGCGGGGCCAACCGTACGCAAAAAGACCGAATCAAACAGGGTATTAACCTAGCGCATATTTGAAGGCCGTTTTTTCTGGCCACCGCAGGTCAGATAGGAGGCCGATAGCCGTGGCAAAAGATGGCACTAACCGTGGCGGCCGCCGTGTGAGGGCTGGCGCGAAACCCGACCCGCTGAGTGAGAAACTCGCTAAGGGTCTGCCTGCTACTCGCTTGGAAGATCCGCTAGCGACCCCTTTCGATTTTGAGGGCGCAGATGTTGGTGATGGGGCGGTGCTTGCTGGTGAGGTGATGCCGGAGCCGTCTGAGTATCTGTCGGAGGTTCAACGCGATGGCAAACCGCTGGGCGCGGACATTGTCTACCGAGAGACATGGCGCTGGCTTGACGAGCGTGGCTGCACGAAGTTTGTTTCTAAGCGTCTCATTGAGTCATACGCCCAGGCTTTCGCCCGGTATGTGCAGTGCGAGCAAGCAATCTCCAAGTTCGGTTTGCTCGGAAAGCACCCGACCACGGGAGCTGCTATCGCTTCCCCGTTTGTTGCGATGAGCCAATCTTTTGGTAAGCAAGCAAACGTGTACTGGTATGAGATTTTTGAAATTGTGCGGGCGAACTGCACCACTGACTATTCGGGTGCGGCCCCGGGTGATGAGGTTATGGAGCAGCTGTTGAAAGCACGCTCGTAGATGCGTCCTAGTGTTTTTGAGCTTATTTGGGGCGTTTTCTTGCGCTGAAGCCTACCCCTAGCGCGATTCCGACTCCTGTGCCGTTTGCTACCCCCAAGGCGATATCGTCCATAATGAACCCAAAGATAATGCCGGCCATCATCCCGGCAATCATTCCGTAAGCCACGGCTTTACCATTGCCGCCGGAAGGTTCTGACGGATTAGGTTTACTCGTTTCGTCTTGCACGAATCCCAGTATCACACACGATTCGGGTTTTCCTCGTTTTCTTCGCTCCCCACTCCTGGCTGATGGTGGGGAGTTTTTGTTTCTTTTGATTTTTCTACTGAAAGGGCATTCCTATGACTAAGGTTCTAAGCGCTGAAGCAGTGTGTATCGGTCACCCCGATAAACTGTGCGATTTAATTGCTGATCAGATTCTTGACGAGATTCTCTACGCCGATCCCAACGCCCGCGTCGCGGTAGAGGTCATGGCTACTGGGCGACGCATTATTGTCACTGGTGAAATCAGCACTAATGCTCGTGTGGACTTGCGTGATTGCGTACGAACTGCACTTACTGCAGCTGGCTATAAGCCGTGGAGATTTTTGGTGTATGTGTGGGTGAGGCGTCAATCTAGCGATATTAGCGGCGGGGTGAGCACATCTTTAGAGGCTCGCCATGGTGATGAGTCTGCTTATTGTCTTCAGGGTGCTGGTGATCAGGGCACGGTCTATGGTTATGCCTGCACTGATACTCCTGAGCGTTTACCGTTGCCTCTTGTTTTAGCCCACGAGATTTGTAAGCGGCTAGATCAGGCGCGCAAGCAAGGAACCATCACAGGGATCTTCTCGGATGGTAAAGCACAAGTTTCGGTGCGCTACAACGACGCAGGCAAACCGCAAGCCGTAGAGACGGTGGTGGTTTCCGTCCAGCACGATAAATCCAAGGATTTCGATGAGTTGCGACGTGAAATCACCTCGATGATTATCGGTCCAGCTTGCTCTTCGTATCTTCCTGTCGATGAGAACACGACTATTTTGGTGAATCCTTCTGGGCGGTTCGTGGAGGGCGGCCCTAAAGCCGACACCGGACTCACCGGTCGAAAACTTATGGTTGATACCTATGGCGGTTTTGCTGGGCATGGTGGTGGAGCGTTTTCCGGTAAGGATCCGTCGAAGGTTGACCGGTCGGGTGCTTATATGGCGCGTTTGATCGCCAAGACGGTGGTGGATGCGCACCTAGCTGAAGAGTGCCAAGTCAGCATTTCTTATGCGATTGGTAAAGCCGACCCGGTCGCTTTTGCTATCGACACGCTCGGCACCGGTGAACATCCTGATTAACTAATTACGGCTGCTGCGCGCGATGTCTTTAATCTTCGTCCGGCTGCGATCATCGACCAGTTACATCTCAAATCTCCCGGTTACGTGCGGTATTCGACGTATGGGCATTTCGGGGATTGCACACGCAAGTGGGAAGACACCTGGACTACTAGCCGCGAGCTTGTCAAGGCGGTGAAAAACCATGCGCATCAAGCAAATAGCCATAAGTGATCTCACCCCAGCTGACTACAACCCCCGCAAAGACCTACAACCTGGGGACACGGACTACGACAAACTAAAACGCTCGCTAAGCGAGTTTGGATATGTGGAGCCAGTCATCTGGAACAAAACCACCGGAAATATTGTAGGTGGGCATCAGCGCCTGAAAGTACTAGCTGATCTGGGCTATAAAACCGTGGACTGCGTGGTCGTCGAACTCGACGAAACCCGCGAAAAAGCCTTAAATGTTGCTCTAAACAAGATCAGTGGCGATTGGGATAATTCCAAACTCGCCCTACTCATAGCCGACCTGGATGCTTCCGATTTCGACGTTGAACTCACCGGTTTCGACGAATCCGAAATACAACAGTTAATAGGTTCTCTTGATAGCGACAGTATCGAAGACGATAACTTCGACCTGAACGCCGCCCTTGAAGCAGCAGCTTTCGTCGAAAAAGGCGATATCTGGAGGATTGGTAGGCATCGCCTGATGTGCGCGGACGCCACGAACCCGGCCGATGTCGAAACCTTGATGGATGGCAAACAGGCTAATCTGGTGGTCACAGACCCGCCTTACAACGTGGACTTCAAATCGAACAGCGGCCTGAAAATCGCAGGCGACAAACAAGACACAGACACCTTCTACCAGTTCCTACTAGCTGCATTCACCAACATGGCGGCATCCCTAGATAAGGGAGGGTCAGCCTATGTCTTCCACGCCGACACCGAAGGATTGAACTTCCGTCGCGCTTTTCAAGACGCTGGCTTCTACCTGTCGGGCTGTTGTATTTGGGTCAAAGACTCCCTCGTACTTGGCCGTTCCCCATACCAGTGGCAGCACGAACCAGTGCTGTATGGGTGGAAGAAAGACGGCTCTCACGCTTGGTATGCGAATCGCAAACAAACCACGGTGTGGAATTTCGCCAAGCCGAGGAAGAATTCCGATCACCCCACTTCCAAGCCACTAGACCTGTTGGCTTATCCGATTCGTAACTCCACCCAAACCAACGCAATCATCCTCGATACCTTTGCTGGGTCTGGTTCCACACTCATGGCTGCAGAAGCCACAGACCGCACTTGCTATTGCATGGAGCTGGATGAGAAATACGCTTCCGTGATTGTGCGCCGCTATGCCGAAGCAACCGGAGACGCAGCTGGGATCACCTGTACCCGTGGCGGCAAAGAATACGCCTACCTCGATTTGGTCAAAGAAGTCGAGCGCCCCAAGCAGAAAGGCTAACCCTTGACAAAAACTTTAAGGCTTGGCTCGCTTTTTGATGGCTCAGGTGGCTTCCCACTAGCGGCAACAAAGGTTGGTATCGAACCTGTGTGGGCAAGTGAGATTGAGCCCTTCCCGATCCTGGTCACCACCACGCGCCTTCCGCAAATGCAACACCTAGGCGACATCTGCGACATTGACGGCAGTCAGCTAGAGCCGGTGGATGTGGTCACGTTTGGCTCTCCTTGCCAAGACCTGTCGGTAGCAGGTAAAAGGGCAGGTTTAGCTGGCGAACGCTCGGGTCTATTCCACCAAGCCGTCAGAGTCATCAGAGAAATGAGAAAGGCAAGTCATGGTCTATATCCAAGATTCGCTGTTTGGGAAAACGTGCCCGGAGCCTTCTCAAGCAATAAAGGGGCAGACTTCCACAGCGTCCTGCAAAACCTCATCTCGGTTGTCGACGAAACGGCAGCGGCTGACCTACCTCGAGTACAAAAGTGGCATAAAGCTGGAGCGATCGTGGCAGACCAATGGAGTATTGCGTGGCGAGTATTGGACGCGCAATTTTTCGGAGTACCCCAACGACGCAAAAGAATCTACCTTATCTGCGATTTTGCAAGCGGGCGTGCCGGACAAATACTCTTTGAGCCCCAACGCGTGTTCCGGGATCTTGCGCCGGGCTGCAGTGAAAGGCAAAACCCTCCCACCAATCCTCGAGCAGGCACTCACGAGGCAAGCAAATCTTTAGATGTGTTCGCCTTGCGGATGCGGGCAGGTAAACCAGGCGGCGGTAAAGGCCCGCTCGTGCAAACAAACCTTTCGGGCACGCTCGGATGCAGTAACGACCAGAGTATTATTGAGCCGCTACTGTTTGACCATCATCCTCATGATGCCAGGGTGGGCGGACCATGCCAGATAGCACCAACCGTGACCGCTCGTTACGGCACTGACGGAGGCAATACTCCCATCATCGCTACCGCCTACGGTTTCAATGCGTTGCATGAGGGACGCGGCGCAGCAGTAGGCAGGTACGGTTATCCCACCGAGGTATCAAAGACGCTCGATACGTCTGGAGCTATTCTCAAATTATTAATACGAAAATCGGTTCCCTGGACACCTCTAAACTTGGCCCTGCCGCGCAGATGTCGATGCTGGAAGCCGGATTTTTCGCGTCGGCAGATCCGCAGGGCGACGGGCAGATTGATTGGCAGGTCTATGGTTCTGACGGTGCGATAGTGGGGGAGGGCAAGTGCCCCGCCCTGGCGGTACAAGCCTTGCACACTCAACTGCGCGCCGGACTTCGGCTGGACACTGACAGCGCTATGGCAGCTCTAAAATCTGGGAAAATCCCTGTCCTCATGCCCAATCGGACGTATTTTTTGGCAGACCGCGGGGAAACCTGTGCGTCCTGGCCCGGCTGCGCTGCCAAAACTTGGACCACCGGGGACGGCGTTACCCTCAATCTGAAAGCTCCGGGGACTCCGTTGACCTCCGACGCGACAAAAGCCGTGTTTACGGAGGGCAACGGGGGGCTGCTGAGTTACGGGGTGGTCGACGGGAAATTCCTTTGGGAAGGCGTCGCGCCGCCATTGAAAGGAGCTGCCACCACCGGGGATACGTTTGTCCTGGGGTCAGGGTTGGGTCAGTTGGCGCAGCTGGGTGACCTCAACAAGGGCAGTGCCAAGGCAGTGTTGCGCTACCTCGGCCTACCCTAGAGGGCTGCCTCAAGAAGCAACCTGTTGAGGTTCCGGGTCAGAGCCGGGGGCGGCAGACTGCGCGCCATGATAGCGCTGCAGACGCTGTTGACGAAGCAAATCCACCAGCCAAACAATCAGGAACAATACGCCTTCAAGCAGCACGACTGTGGCTCCTGACGCGGTATCGAACCAGTAGGAAATATAGGCTCCCAGCACGACACAGGATACGGAAAGCAAGGGAGCTATCCATAGCATAGCGTTGAACCGGTTTGTGAGCAGCCGGGCGGTTGCGCCAGGGGTAATCACCAGTGCCACGATGAGGATTGCGCCCACTGCTTGCATCGCCACCACGACTGTCAAAGACAGAGCTACCAGCAACAGAGTCGCCAACCAGCTTGTAGAGATGCCGATAGCGTGGGCGTGAGTCTTGTCGAAGGCATACAGCACCAAATCCCGTTTTTTGTATAACAACAGCACCAGAGCGAGTGGGCTCAATATCAAGACCTGCCACATATCGGCTCTGGTAATGCCGAGCATGTCGCCAAACAAAATGTGGTGCAAATCAATGTGACTGGGGAACAGACTGATTAAGACCAGACCGGAGGCAAACATTGTCGTGAATACCACCCCAATAGCCGTGTCTTCTTTGACCCGTCCGCGCCCCCGCACTGCGCCAATCAATCCCACCACCAGCAAAGCTGCCACGAGGGCGCCTATTGCGAAGGGCGTTCCCAAGAGGTAGGACACGACGATTCCGGGAAGAATTGCGTGGGACAGGGCGTCACCTAACAGTGACCAGCCAATCAAGACCAACCAGCAGGACAACACGGCACAAACCGCCGCCGCGACTCCGGTGACGATGATGCCCCGGAGCATAAACTGCTGCGTCCACATTTCGATGAAAGCTTCATAAAAATTCACTGTCCACCTCCTGACGCGGCGGGATTTAATCCAAACGCTTTCGCGAGGTTTTGCGGGTCTAAGGCGCCGGCGGGATCACCTTGATAAACTACGCGACGATACAGCAAAACCACTTCATCGCAGAGCTTTTCCAAAGAAGCCAAATCGTGGGTTGAAACCACCACCGTGGTGCCTTTTGCCGAGATTTTGCGCAGCAAATCGACGATATTGGTTTCGGAGTATTTGTCTACTCCGGCAAACGGTTCATCGAGGAGCAGGAGGGGCGCGCCTTGGGCAATCGCGCGGGCGATAAACACCCTTTTCTTTTGACCGCCGCTCAACGCCCCAATTTGGCGCTGTTGCAAATCTTGCAACTCCACCATTTCTAACGCGGCTTGCACCGCTGCCACGTCTGCAGATTTGGGACGACGGGTCGGTCCCATAAATCCATACCGTCCCATCATGACGACTTGGTTTACGTTAACCGGGAAGTCCCAATCGATTTCCTCATTTTGCGCAACATAACCAATCAGTCGCTGTTTGCGGGCTTGGTTCGCGTCAATTCCGGCAACTTTAATACTGCCCTTTTGATACGAAACGCTGTTGGTGATGGATTTGAACAGTGTTGATTTTCCCGAACCGTTCATCCCTACCAGACCACAAATTTGACCGCGCGACACGGTTAAACTGGCACCCTCCAGTGCCACATTAGCTCCGTAACGAACATGCAAATCTGAGACTTCTAATATAGGCGGGGCTAAATTTGAGCTGGACTCAGCTTCAGCCCCGCCTGGCTCTATGCGGTTGTCGAGAGCATCACTCATTTCTGAGTCAATCCTCGGGTAATCAAATCTGCGTCGTAGCGCAACAGATCCAGATAGGTCGGAACGTCTCCATCTGAGTCTGACAAGGAATCAACATACAATTCCCCACCGAATTTCGCACCTGTGGCTTCCACAACGGGTCGCATTTTGTCTCCCACGGTTGACTCGCAGAAAACTGCGGGAACGTGGTTTTGCTTCACGTAGTCTTCCACTTCCGCTACGCGAGAGGGAGTGAGGGCTCCTTCGGCATTTACGCCCCACAAGAATTTCTCGTTGAGGTTATAGTCGCGAGTCAGATACGAGAATGCTCCCTCACAGCTGACCAAAGTACGTTGTGACGGGTCGAGCTGAGAAAGCGTGGACGTGATGTCCTCGCCGACTTTTTCAATCTTGGCACCATACTGTTTGGCATTTTCCTGGTACTCGGAGCAGTTCTTTGCATCTAAATCGCAGAAGGCTTTTGCCATATTCTTCACGTAGAGGGCGCCGTTTTTCGGGCTCATCCAAGCGTGCGGATTGGGCTTACCCTTGTAGTCGCCTTCGGTAATCGGAATGGGCTCTACGCCCTGCGAAACATTGACCTTTTTGGCATCCAGATCGGCGGTAAACTTCGTGAACCAGCGTTCCAAATCCAGCCCGTTATTTAAAATCAGTTTCGCTTTCTGCGCCGACTTCAAGTCCGAGGGCGTGGGTTGGTAATCGTGGATTTCCGCCCCAGGTTTGGTGATAGAGCGGACTTCCAGATGGTCTCCGGCAACGTTTTGAGCCATGTCCTGCAACACGGTAAATGTGGTGAGGACCAGGGGTTTGCCTGGTGCGGCTGAATCCGAGCTGGAGCTGGGGGTCCCGCCGCACCCGCTGAGAGAGGCTCCCAGGCACAAAAGCGCGGCTACGGTCAAGGTTTCTTTAATTTTTGCTTGTTTTTAAATCTCTTCACGGGTATAGCCTAAGTTAGGCATACCTAAGTTTGCAAGCCCGAAACCGTTGAAATCCCGTAATTTAGCGATTTTTTTGTACTGACAAATCCTAAAAAACCAAGGATACGAGCTTTGGAGCACGCACGATAATCCGTTTCGGCTCCCGCCCGTCCAGCAACTTCACCACCGCCGGTTCCGCCAGGACCTTCGCCTGCAAATCCGCCTCGGAAATCTCGGGGTCCACCGACACTTTCGCGCGCACCTTGCCCGCCACCTGCACCACGCAAGTGACCTCCTCAGCCGCCAACAGCGACTCATCGGTCACGACCGGGAACGTGGCCCGGGCGATTCCGCCCTGGTGACCCAAACGTTCCCACAGTTCCTCCGCAATGTGCGGAGCGATGGGGGCGACCATCACGACCAACGCTTCTGCGGCCTCACGTGGCACCTGGGGTAACCCGGTGAGGTGATTATTCAGCACAATCATCTTGGCGATAGCCGTGTTCACGCGCAGATTGTCGTACTCCACGGTGACATCGTGAATGGTGCGAGCCAGCACTTTTGCGGTCGCCAAATCCGGGGCGTCATCGGTCACGGTGAGCGCGCCGGTGTTCTCATCGACGATATTGCGCCACAGTCGCTGCAGGAAACGCTGGGAACCGACCACCGCGCGCGTGTCCCACGGACGGGACATATCCAGCGGTCCCATCGACATCTCGTAAACCCGGAACGTGTCCGCGCCGTAATCCGCGCACATCTGATCAGGGGTGACAATGTTCTTGAGCGACTTGCCCATCTTGCCGAACTCGCGGTTGACGGGCTGACCCTGCCAGGTAAAGCCGTCCTCCTCGCTACCCTCCACCTCGTCAGCCGGGACGTATTGCCCACGTGAATCCGTGTAGGCATAAGCCTCAATCATGCCCTGGTTGAACAGGCGATGGAACGGCTCTGAACTGGACACATATCCCAAGTCGTAGAGGACCTTGTGCCAAAAACGCGCGTACAGCAGGTGTTTCTCCGACCTGTAACCAAGGTGGCATCGCCATCGTCGAACCCGACGTTGTGAGTGCCTCGAAGGCAGACTTCTTCTGCCGAGGCAACGTCAATATTGCTGGCGCTCTGTTGGCTTCGGACTCAACTGAGCCTCCCCTGGTCACTGACCCTGGCATGCCCAAATACCGCGTGAGACGATTAACCCCCACCGAGTGCGCCCGCCTACAAGGATTCCCTGATGATTGGACACGAGATTTAGCAATCAGCGATCCTACAGATTCACAGTTGGATTACTGGTGGCAGGTCTGGGCCAGCTGGGGCAAGGTGCAAGGATTGAAGAAACCTAAAACCCGCAACCAAGTACGCTCCTGGCTCACCAATCCTGGAACCGACCGGGCGTTATACAAGCTGTGGGGAAACGGGATAGCTTTGCCGTGCGCCAAACTCGTGCTTTCCCAGATAGTCGCCGAGACCACTAAAACTCCTGGATTTTAAGGCAAAAATTACTGGATAAGCCCGCGAACCTATGGCTGTATATACATGACCAAACAAAACACAAGAAAGAAGATTTGGTGATGATAGGACAGCTATACGTCGATCTAGAGGAAATCGAAAACCTCGGAGTCGACCTCACCGATATTGGTGCGGTGTGGGATGCAGCCGAAGACCACGGCTACGAGCACGTAGAAATGATTGTCTCCACCTTCACACAAGACTTCATGCGCCTCATCCGCACATGGCTGGACGTTCAAAGCATCGAATTTGATGGTGAGGAGGATGAGCAATGGTGAACACCAAAAAGGCTGAAAACTACGGGCTCGTAGTCACCCTGCCCACCACGCTTGATGAGACTGAGCTGGCAAGGCTGCATGAACTTATCGCAGCCAAGAAAGACTTGATCGCTAAAGCGCTCGGCGCGAGCCAGCTTAGCATCACCACCAGTAGTGAGGGCCTGAGTTTCCCGTGGTGGGATGAGCTTCCCGAGTTCGAGAAGATCACAGCCTACACCGAGTTCTTAACGAAACTGGTCGCCTACGCCAAACAGATCCACCGCACCGTAACCCGCAGTACAAAACAGGCAAATAATGAGAAGTATGAACTGCGCTCCCTGCTTTACCGCATCGGTCTTAGCGGTAAAGAAAATAAGGAAGTACGCAAGATTTTACTTGCACCATTAAGCGTCAATTCTGCGTGGAAAACCCCGCCACTAATTAAACACTAACCAAGAGATGTAAACCACTATTTATTAGGCAAAATAGGCGGAAAATGACTGGATAAGTAGCGAAGTCTATGGCTGTATATACACACCGAAACGGTACACAACACATAAGGAGACAGCCATGAACACCAAAGAATCTAAGTGCAGCGTCGAGGAAGAAAACACCGAACGCCTTATCGGACGTGCTAACCGGTTGGGATACACCATCACCAGCATTGAGATTGAACCTGGCCGGGTCGCGATTTCTATTGTTCCTTCCCCACTGTTCCCCTACACCCCGGAGCTTGACCGGGATTTTGAAACCGATCAATGGCGGGTGCAAACCACCGCCTACGGAGCGTTGAACCTAGACAACATCGAACAGGTCACCGAGGGATACGGGCGGGCAGCAGCGATGGTGCGTGAACTTGAGCATGCTACACCAGGAAACGTTGTCAACTACCACCTGACCCGTTAAAACTAAACACACAGGCAACCCCACCTGGCGTGGGGTTTTCCTTTATCGTGAAGCGCTATGACCTAGAGATGTACATCTCTAAGTTTTCTTGAAAATAGGCGGAAAATGACTGGATAAGTAGGCGGGTCTATGGCTGTATATACATACCGAAACGGTACACAACAGAAAGGTAGCAGCCATGAACACTACCAAGGTAACCAGCGAAACCCTCCAGATGCGCGTTGATTCCTACGGGACGGTTCTTGCCTACGGGAACTACACGCTAGCAAGTTTTGCTACCTGGACCAAGGCTGAAGGCTTTGGCAACAACGCCCAAATCTATCGGTTGATGGAAGAACCCGTCAGCGGGTTCGGTCCTAACTCGAGGGGCCGTGGAGAATGCGAACTCGAACTCATCGTTGAGTCAGACCATCTTTTCGCTGACGTTGGACATGCGATCGCCTGGGCGTTAGCTAATCTGCCCCAAGCCTAGCCCCGCCGAGCATGAGGGTACCTGCTATCGCCGGTAGCAACTGACTTTTTAACCAACAGAAGGTAACTGATTCGTATGCGTCAGCTAGCTAAATATCACCCGACCCGGTTCATGGCTGAAAGCTCGCGCTACGACAAGCCCCGAGCCGACTTTGCGGTCGCGTTCATCCAAGCGTTAAAGCATACGAAAGGCCGGTGGGCAGGAAAACCTTTTAAGTTGATTGATTGGCAAGAACAAATCATTCGCGACCTTTTCGGGGTGGTCAAACCTGACGGGTTTCGCCAATTCACCACCGCTTACGTGGAGATCCCGAAGAAACAGGGCAAGAGTGAACTTGCCGCCGCCGTCGCACTTTTGCTTTGTTGCGGCGATGGCGAGGAACGCGCTGAAGTTTATGGGTGTGCTGCCGATCGGCAACAAGCATCCATCGTGTTCGAAGTGGCAGCCGACATGGTGAGAATGTGTCCCCCACTAGCCAAGCGGGTAAAGATTCTTAGAAGCCAAAAACGTATCATCTACTCCCCCACTAATTCCTTCTACCAGGTACTATCCGCCGAGGCCTATTCCAAACACGGATTCAATATTTCCGGGGTCGTCTTTGACGAGCTACACACCCAACCCAACCGGGCGCTCTTCGACGTGATGACCAAAGGCTCTGGGGATGCTCGCACCCAGCCGCTGTACTTCTTGATCACAACCGCCGGCACCGACACCCACAGCATCTGCTACGAACAACACCAAAAAGCCCAAGACATTCTAGATGGCAAAAAGATAGACCCCACCTTCTATCCAGTCATATATGGGGCAGCGCAAGATGATGATTGGACCGATGAAGCCGTGTGGCATAAAGCCAACCCATCCTTGGATATAACCGTGCCTGTTGAGAAGGTGCGGGCAGCGTTTAACTCTGCCCGCCAGAATCCGGCTGAAGAAAACACGTTCAGGCAGCTGCGGCTCAATCAGTGGGTGAAGCAGAGCGTGCGGTGGATGCCTATGCACGTCTGGAATCAAAACAACACCCCAGTAGATTTATCGGAGTTGGAGGGCCGGGTTTGTTACGGCGGACTTGACCTGGCATCCACCACCGATATCACAGCTTTCGTACTGGTATTCCCACCCACGGATGACGATGACAAATACACGGTCGCGCCCTGGTTTTGGATTCCCGAAGACAACCTGAAACTGAGGGTCGCCCGCGATCACGTCCCCTACGACCTATGGCATCAGCAAGGCCACCTACTCACGACTGAGGGCAACGTGGTGCACTACGGGTATATCGAGAAGTTCATTGAGGATCTGGGCACCCGGTTTAATATCCGAGAAATCGCTTTCGACCGGTGGGGTGCGGTCCAAATGAGCCAAAACCTTGAGGATGCTGGTTTCACGGTAGTGCCATTTGGGCAAGGCTTCAAAGACATGTCCCCGCCATCCAAGGAACTGATGAAGCTGGCGTTAGAAGGCAAGCTCGCGCACGGCGGGCACCCGGTGCTGGCCTGGATGGTCGATAACATTCACGTGCGCACCGACCCAGCTGGCAACATTAAGCCAGATAAGCAAAAGTCTACGGAGAAGATCGACGGAGTCGTCGCCACCATCATGGCCCTCGATCGGGCGATCCGCTGCGGACAAGGAACCCCAAGCGGCAGCATCTACGACCAACGCGGGCTAATCCTTCTTTGAAACATCTCAATTTTTTAGTGGAGTTCGCTAGAGCGTGTTAGAATCTGGGAGTCCGTAAAGCTGTAGTAGCCCAGATTCCCTGCTGCGCAGCTTTCCAGAATATAGATTCGGTCAGACGAAAGGAACAAATCGATGACGGTAATCAAATCCGCGAAAATAAAACTCATTGCATTAGCTGTATCTGTAGTTTTTATTGTTACTATGGTTAGCCCCACAGCCTTTGCATCTACTAACAATGATGGGGAAACAAAAACTACTCAGTCGGCAGCTATTGTGGATACTGTCGATTTTAAAGATAATAATTCTCCTTCGGGAGATGTGTCTCTAAGTTCGGAGTCGCTCCAAGTTAGCGCTGTTTATGATGTTGATTTTGATCCAGGGGTAGATAATATTCAGCCGCGTTTTGCGTGGGGAAAAGTTATTAAAGTCCTTCTTTCCAGACCTGCTTGCGAGGCTGCACGAAATTTTTATAACAGCCAGTTCCCTAATATGCCAAAACTAAAATGTAGAAAAAAAGGTTCGGTATGGATTCTAACGCGGTGAAAGACATAGATCAATATGCCGAGAAAGCTCGCTTTTTTATCGACTCAGAAAAGTTTAAGTGTTTAATACCAGGGGTTCATTATTCTTCGCCATGGTCCAACGACTCTTTAAATGAATGTGAGATGTTGTTTTTGCGGACGCAAAGAGAACATCTCACATGCACCTATGAGAACTATGTAATGTTTTTAGGTGAAGGGCTACGGCGTACCTTTAGCGGAGAATGGAAACGTGGAGACTTCTTGAGTTCAGATTTGCATAGCTTGATCGGAATCTACTATCCCAGCACGAAGCATTTCGATGTAGTTTCAAATTTTTTACAAGAAGCTTTATTTCTTTCTTCTGGCAAAACATGGTCAGCCTCTTTTGCTGCAACAAACCACCTGCTCTCTAAACGTTCATCCACCAAAGGAGACATGTGGTGATATGCAGTTTAAGAAACTTGACGACAACTTTAAAGTCAGGGTGACTGGGATAATATGTTTTACGACCTGTGGGTAAAATAATGATTCTTGAATGCTACGGAAGGGAACGTTGTTCATTACACTAACGTCGAAACCACCACCAACGCTGGGGTGGGAATGGCGGCAGCTACCTGCCAGTCATTCCCACCCCGGTTTATCGAGTCGGTACTGACTAGCGTATCTTCTGGGTTTCTTCACGAAGCGCCTGAGCAGTCCAGACCTTGTTCATCGGCCCTTGGCGAGACGGCAAATAATTGTGCGCGTACTGGTAGCAATCGCGGTGGTCAAAAGGCTTCACGATGAAGCACCGACCACCAGACTTACTGAACACGTTCGGAACCCACCCCTCGATGTGTCCTCCGTCTAGGATAAATCCGGCATAAGAAGCCACAACGATTGAACGATGATCGACCAAGAAATCAGTGGCTTCCTGACTCACGCGCCAGTGACCAGTAACATGAAGGTTTCCGTTGACTACTTGATCCCAAACGTCAGCAGAAACGTTATTGCGAACCTCATCAAGGACATCTTTGTACCGTCCCCACGTGGCATCGAAATACAGAGAAGGACGACCCTTCTGCTCTTCAACACCCATCGAGCAGACCAGAGCTTTCTGCCCGTTCTCAACCGTTAAGGGGCGATTTCGAGCAGAAGCTAGGTATCCGATGTCCCAACCGGAATACTGCTGATTTCGCTGATTGGCGTCATCTGGAAATACCGAGATGAGATTGAGATCAATGAGTTTGCTCATCGTGTTGGAACCGACTCCAAGGATTTCCTTGGCGGTTTCGAAGCCGTAAACGGCATTGTCGAAGCTATACATAGCTTCTCCTTTCTTGAATGCAGGCCGCTCGACGCGGCGTGATTTCTGTTTCTTCGTTTGGATTCGGCTAGCCACTTGGTGGTCAACCGCTCCACTAGCAATTAGAACACAGCAGATAAATCATGTCAAGTGAGACTAGGTGGATTTACCTAGTCCCGATTTTTAGGTGGAAATCATGGGCTTTCTCAATTGGCTACGCGGCAGCAACAATCACCAGGTTGCGGATCATGCGATTGGGTCGAGCTATTCGTTCTTTTACGGCACGACTTCCTCTGGGCGTCCGGTGACCGAACGTAGCGCGATGCAGATGACTGCCGTCTATAGCTGCGTGCGAATTCTGGCTGAGGCGATAGCCGGCCTACCCCTGCACGTATACCGTTACAAGGACGGTGGCGGCAAGGAAAAAGCCCTCGACCACCCCTTATACCGGCTGTTGCATGATGAACCTAACCCCGAGATGACGAGCTTCGTGTTCCGAGAAACGCTCATGACGCACCTGTTGTTGTGGGGGAACGCGTTTGCTCAGGTAGTGCGTAACGGGCTCGGCGAAGTGATTGGGCTGTATCCGCTGCAACCGAATCGGATGAGCGTAGGCAGGGATCTGGACAGCAAGGCTTTGTATTACGAGTACCAAACTAGCTGGGACGAACCCGCAGGAGAGTACAAGACGATCCGGCTTACCCCTAACGATGTGCTTCATGTTCCAGGTCTTGGTTTTGATGGGTTGGTTGGTTATTCCCCGATCGCGATGGCAAAAAACGCTATCGGGCTCGCACAGGCCACCGAAGATTACGGTGCTTCATTTTTTGCTAACGGGGCGGCTCCTGGCGGGGTGTTAGAGCATCCAGGCACGATCAAGGATCCTTCTCGGGTGCGTGAGTCCTGGCAACAAACCTTCGGTGACGCTCGTAACGGCAACAAAGTTGCGGTGCTTGAGGAGGGGATGAAGTACACGCCGATTAGCGTGTCTCCGGAGCAGGCACAGTTTTTAGAAACACGGAAGTTTCAGGTGGCCGAAATCGCCCGAATATTTCGTATCCCGCCCCACATGATTGGTGACCTCGAAAAATCTTCGTTTTCCAATATTGAGCAGCAGAGTCTCGAGTTTGTGAAATACACGCTTGATCCGTGGGTAATCCGCTGGGAACAAGCCATCACGAAAACTCTCTTGAACCCGCGTGAAAAGCAGCAGTTGTTTGTGAAGTTCAACGTTGAAGGGCTGCTGCGCGGGGATTACCAGTCTCGTATGGAGGGCTATGCGGTGGCTCGTCAAAACGGGTGGATGAGCGCTAACGATATCCGCGAGTTAGAGAATCTTGACCGCATCGATGAGGTCGATGGTGGGGATCTGTACCTGGTAAATGGAAACATGCTCCCGCTTCCTATGGCTGGGGCTTATGCGGGCTCCCGACAAGCCGAAGAAGGCGAGTCTGGTGATGAAGTGCCTGAAGAATCTAAAGAGAATCAACTATTGAGGAGGAGAATGTGAAGCGTTTTTGGAACTGGCTGACCCCACAGGCAAGTGACCCGAATAGTGATGGGGGTGAAAGGGTTTTGCGTATTAACGGGGTTATCGCTGAGGAATCATGGCTAGATGATGACATAACCCCAGCGGTTTTTGCCTCGGAGTTAAGCGCGGGGTCTGGGCCGGTCACTATCTGGTTGAATTCGCCTGGCGGTGACGTAGTGGCAGCTGCTCGTATTTATAACATGCTGCTGGATTATCCCGGTAAAGTCACGGTGAATATTGACGGGATTGCGGCATCGGCGGCATCTGTGATTGCTATGGCGGCGTCCACGGTGGCAATGAGCCCGGTTTCGATGCTCATGATCCATAATCCCGCCACGCTCGCTATGGGCGATAAAACCGAGCTGTCGCGTGCCCTCGACATGCTCGAATCGGTCAAGGACTCGATTATCAACGCCTACCAGCTAAAAACCGGGTTGTCCCGGGCGAAACTTTCCAAGCTCATGGATGCCGAGACATGGATGGACGCAACAGCTGCTATCGACTTGGGGTTCGCAAACGAAATCCTCACCAGTAAACAGGGCTCTACTCCAGACAAAGACGACGAGCCCACCAAGAAAAATCCCGACAAGGGTGATGATCCTGGTGATGGCGAGGATGAAGAATCGGTGAGCAAGAAAGTACCGGGGCGAGCGAAAAATGAGCGTGGCGTGGTGTTTTCCAGAAAGGTTTCAGAGCAAAAACTTGTTGCCCAACTAGCTATGCACGGTAAAAGTGCTGCCCCTCCCGGGCCGCCGCCTCCTGTAAGTGAGCATCCGTGTTTAAAGCCCGCTGGCGCTTGTGGTCGGCGGGTTGTTGATTTATACGCCCATTTAACCAACCAACCCCATTAACTAAGAGAGGAAATATTCCATTATGACTACTGTTACTGATTTGTATACCCGGCGTGCCCAAACCTGGAATAAGGCTAAGAAGTTTCTAGATGAGCGGCGCGATAGCGAGACTGGCTGTCTAAACGCCGAGGATGACGCTACTTACGCCAAAATGGAGGCCGAGATTGAAGCCCTTAGCGGCGAGATTGCTCGATGTGAGCGAGCCGAACGCCTAGAAAACACTCTTGCCAAGGCGACCTGTAATCCCATCACTTCCGCTCCTGGAAGCGCCATGGGCGAAGACAGTAAGGTCAAGCCTGCCCGTGCTAGCACTTCCTACAAGCGGGCGTTTTGGGATGCGATGCGGCTTAACACCTCCCCTATGGAAGTAAGGAATGCGCTAAGTGAGGGGGTGGATTCTGAGGGCGGATACCTAGTGCCTGACGAGTTCGAACGCACCCTAGTGCAGTCTTTGGCCGACCAAAACATCATGCGTACCCTCGCCAAGGTTATTCAGACCACTAGCGGGGATCGTAAAATCCCTGTCGTGTCTACCCATGGCACCGCCACCTGGCTGGATGAAGGCAAACCATACAACGAATCCGATGAAGCTTTCACCCAAATCTCTCTGTCGGCGTTCAAGCTGGGTACCTTCCTGAAAATCAGCGAAGAACTGCTCAATGATGCAGCGTTTAACGTTGAACAATACCTAGCGAGCGAGTTTGCTCGTCGTATTGGATCTGCTGAAGAAGAAGCGTTCCTGGTTGGCGATGGTAAAGGTAAACCCACCGGCATTTTCAACCCAACCGGCGGAGCGGAAACTGGCGTGACCAGCGCCAAGCCTACCGACATTAGCGCTGATGAACTCATCGATCTGCACTATAGTTTGCGCTCCCCGTACCGGGCGCGTGCGGTGTGGCTGATGAACGATGCAACAGTAAAGACCGTACGCAAGCTCAAGGATGGTAACGGGCAGTACCTGTGGCAGCCAGCCCTGACTGCTGGAACCCCGGACATGATCCTTGGCCGACCCGTCTACACCAGTGTTTTTGCACCTGAGGTCAAAGCGGGGGCGCGCACAGTAGCGTTCGGTGACCTCGGTTTTTATTGGATTGCTGACCGGCAAGGCCGCTCCTTCAAACGCTTAAACGAGCTATTTGCAACCACCGGGCAGATCGGGTTCCTCGCCTCCCAACGCCTAGACGGCAAGCTCGTCTTGCCCGAAGCGATCAAGGTTCTTACCCAGAAAACCGCGGGATAAACCAAGCAAATAGTTAGGAGGTGGCAGCCATGAAAACAGACGAACTCATGGCTTTAGTCAAGCAGAATCTACTGGTCGACCATAGCGAGGATGATTCTTTGATTGCCTCGTTTGTTTTGGCTGCCACCTCCTATGCCACCGCTTACCAACATCTGCCCGAGGGCTACTACCAAACGCAGCCCATGTCGCAGGCAACCCGGCAAGGCATTATCATGCTCGCCACCCATTTCTACGAATCCAGAGATGGAGCAACCGCCGGGTTTTGGGCAGACAAAACCGATGCTGCCCGCGCCGTGTGGAACGCAGTAAACACCCTGCTACGCCTGGATCGGGACTGGAAAATCTAAAGAAAGGCGCGCTCTATGGCAACGCTTGGAAAAATGAGTGAGCACATCGACCTGATACAGCCAATGGTTACCAAAGACGCTGCCGGGTTCGCCACGACTGGTGATGAGGTTATTGCTTCGGTGCGCGCATATATGGAGGTGCGCCATGCTTCACCGGCTTGGGTTAACCGCGCCGCCTACACCAAAGCAGACCTGTTATTTAGGATCCGAGCAATACCCGGCGTAAAAATAACCGAGGCGATGCAAATCAGCTCCGCGCGTGGCAGGTGCGTTATTGATGCTGTTGAACCTATCGGCCGCTATGTCGAGATTTTAGCTCACCGCACCGAAGCAGAAGGAGCACCCTGATGGCTCGCGTACAAATCAAGCTTCCCAACGATTTCATTGACGCACTCGACTCAGCCAGCAACATTCTTGATAACTCCGCTGAGCAAGTACTTAAAGCCGGGGCTAACATAGTGGAGCCGCGTATGCGTTCTAACCTTTGTGCAGCAATCGGTTCGAATACAAAACAGCCCACCCGCTCTACCGGTCAGCTCGCCAAAGCGCTAGGAACCGCGCCAGTAAAAGTCAATAGCCGAGGAGACTACAACGTCAAAGTTGGTTTCGCCGAGAACCGAGACGATGGTAGAGCTAACGCACTAATCGCTAACGTTCTTGAACACGGGCGCTCCAACCAGCCCGCTAGACCCTTCCTAGCCCCCACGCGTTCACAAACCAAGCGAGCCGCAATCACCGCAATGAAACGAACCCTAGCCGCGCGAATCGAACAGGTGAAACCATGAGCGGGCTTTTAGAAAACCTAAGCCACATCGCTAAACAACTTGGGCTCGCCTATGCAGTCAGCTGCTACACCGATTCCCCAGCCCCAGACACGTATCTAGTGTTCACCCCGTTAACAGATTCTTTCGAGATCTTCGCCGACAACGCCCCAGGCGTCGAAATAGAAGAAGCCCGAATCAGCCTGTTCACGAAAACCAACTACTTAGCTCTAAGAGACCAGATCACGAAAGCTCTAATTAGCGCTCGCCTGGTTATCACAGGCAGGCGCTATATCGGATACGAGGCGGATACCGGTTTTCACCACTATTCCATCGATGTTTCGAGTTTTAGAGCCTGTCCTTAAGAGTTTGCAATGATTAGGAAAGTCAAAAATCCGATGAACAAGATCTCCAGGACTAACCCGATGACGTTAATGACTTTTTCGCTCTTTTCAGGCCAGAATCTGGCTAGCAGAGCAAAAACTACTAAGCCAGTAGCGGCTCCAGCAGTGTTCATTATGACATCGGTGATATCGCTGACCCCAATAGCGAAAACGTACTGAACGACCTCGAATGCCACGCTTGCTAAAAACGGTGGGAGCAATTGAATTAACCATGAGCGCCGTTTCAACAACATCCTCATGTACAAGCCAAACGGGATGAAAATAAGGAAGTTGACCACGATCTCATCAAAGAAGTTCGACCCGTAAAGATTCGCAGAATCTGTAAATGGGATCAGATTTAAGTAGCGCGCATGCCGCATGTCCAGTATGTCGTCAACGCTGGTGGCGAATTTGAACAGCACCATCCACAACAACAAGAGCAGATAAATCCCGAACACCGCATAGGTCAAGCATCGCTTTTTCTCTCTCATTCCCCAATTCTATCTCTCGATGACATCTAACGAAAATTACTACCCAAAAGGAGAAACATCATGGCAACTATTGGTTTAGACAAGCTCTACTACGCCACTATCACCGAAGACCCCACCACTGGTGAGGAAACCTATGCCACCCCGAAATCCCTCGCCAAAGCCATCAGCGCTGAACTCTCCGTGGAGGTTGCCGAGGCAATCCTTTACGCCGACGACGGGGCATCCGAGATCGTTAAAGAATTCAAGTCCGGGACGCTCACCCTAGGTGTCGATGATCTTGGTGCAGAAGCCGCCGCAGCACTCACCGGAGCCACCTTGGATGCCAACGGCGTGCTCATTAGCGCTAGCGAGGATGGCGGTACACCAGTAGCCATCGGTTTTCGAGCGGCACGTAGTAACGGAAAATACCAGTACTTCTGGCTCTACCGCGTCAAATTCGCCCTCCCAACCACGACCCTAGCTACCAAGGCCGACAGCATTACCTTCAGCACTCCGTCGATTGAGGGCACGATACTGCGCCGTAACAAGCCCGACACGCAAGGTCGTCATCCGTGGAAGGCCGAGGTCACCGAAGGCGCAGCCGGAGTCAAGGCAGAGACGATCACTGGCTGGTACAAGCAGGTCTACGAACCCGCCGCAGCCTCCACACCTAGCCGAACCAACAGCCACTAAAAGAAAAGGGAGACAGTAATCATGGGAAAGAAAACCGCAGCCATCAATACCGCTGATTCGTCCCGCAGCGCCACCATCACTATAGGTGGCGAGGATTACGAGCTGGTTTTGACAACGCGTGCGACTCGGTTGATTGCGCAGCGCTACGGCGGACTCGAACATCTAGGCGAAGCTCTCGAAACATCGGAAGATGTGGACAAGTCGTTGGGTGAGGTGATCTGGCTAATCACACTACTAGCAAACCAGTCAGTACAGATTCACAACCTCACGCATCCCGATGATCAGAGACCTGAGCTTACTGAGGATGCGGTGGAGTTGCTGACTGTTCCAGCTGACCTGGCCGACTACCGAACCGCCATCAGCCAGGCTCTGCAGAAGGGCACTCGTCGGGCTATCACCACCGAGACACCAGCCCCAAAAGACTAAACCAAGGCAGAATCCTAGACAGCGGTGAGGCGGCCTTCACCCGCCTGACCTATATCGGCATAGCCCACCTCAACCTCACCCGCACCGAAATAGAGCTGACTGTATTTGGTGAGCTACTCGACCTGGTGGACTGCTGGCGCATAGAGACCGGACGGGCTGAGCAGAGGCGTGTTTGGTTTATTGATGATGTGATTCCAGCAGGTATCTAGGCATTTTGTGTAGCGAGAGTTATTTTGAGTCCTAGGGCTTTCATGATTTTCGTGATAGCCGCAAAGGACGGGTTGCCGTCTTTTGATAGTGACTTGTAGAGGGATTCACGGTTGAGTTGAGTTTCTTTAGCTAGCTGGCTCATGCCGTGTGCCCTTGCAATGTCACGCAAAACCACCTGTACGGTTTTCGTATCACCGTCTTCGAGTGCGATAGCTAGGTAATCGTTCATTGCTTCTTGGCTATCGAGATATTTGCTTGCGTCGAACGCTGAAAATGTTACTTCCTTCATGACTGTTCCTCCCTTACCTGTTGTGCGAGCTTTTGAGCGGTTCGAATATCTTTAGCCTGGCTGGATTTATCTCCTCCGGCCAGCAGGAAAACCGTTACTGCGCCTAGTTGGGTGTAGTACACCCGGTAGCCGGGCCCGAAATGAAATCTCATCTCGTTAACTTTCTCGCCAACGGGTTTGATGTCTCCAATCATTGTTCCGTGTGCTTCGCATCGGGCTATTGCATGCAAAATGCGCCGCTGAGCATGTTTGTCTTTCAGCTCACCTAACCAAGCGTCAAACAAGCTACTGGAAATAATCTCCACACACCTAAGTGTAGCCTAAAAGCTACATGAGTCAAGAAGGGAAACACCTCTCATGGCCGACTCGTCTTTTGGCCTCAAGATTGGTTTGGAGGGTGAGCGGGAGTTTAAACGCGCGATCACCGACATCAACCGCGAAATGCGAGTACTCGGCTCCGAGATGAAGCTGGTCGCTTCCCAGTTCGACAAGAATGACCAATCTGCCGCAGCACTGACCGCCCGCAACCAAGTGCTGGGGCGTGAGATTGAGGCTCAGCGTTCCAAGGTCGAAACCCTGAGAAGTGCGTTGGAGAATGCTGCTTCTTCGTTTGGGGAGAACGATTCGCGCACGAAGAATTGGCAGATTCAGCTAAATAACGCCCAAGCCACCTTGAACGGACTAGAGGGAGAACTCAAGGAGAATAATGCTGCGTTAGCGAAGTTTGGTGATGAGGCTGACGGCGCGGGTGACGATGCTAAGGACGCTGCTAAGGATGCTGGCAGACTTGAGGGTGCGGTTGATGAATTGGGCTCTGAGATGGACGACACCTCAGGCAAGACCCGCATCTTCGGTGACGTGTTGAAAGCCAACATTGCAGCCGAGGCGATTATTGGTGGGGTTAAGGCTATCGGGCACGCCATCGCAGGTATCGCTAAAGGCTTCGGGGCGGCAATGAAAGACGGGGTTGAGTACAACGCCCGCATGGAGCAATACACCACATCGTTTACCACGATGCTCGGTGACCAGGCGAAAGCGCAGAAACTCGTCAACGACCTCAAGCTCGAAGCCGCCCGCACACCGTTTGGTATGGAGGATCTAGCCAAGGCCACCCAAACGTTGATGGGGTTCGGCATGAGCGCTGAAGAATCCCAGGTACGCCTCAAACAGTTAGGTGATATCAGCCAGGGGGATGCGCAGAAGTTCGAATCCCTCACGTTGGCGTTTGCTCAAATGAGCTCTACTGGCAAGCTGACGGGTCAGGATTTGAACCAGATGATTAACGCCGGCTTCAACCCTTTAGAGGAGATTTCCCGTAAGACCGGTAAAAGTATCGGTGAGCTTAAAGAAGAGATGGCTAAGGGCGCGATCAGTGCGGATATGGTTGCGGATGCGTTTGCTAGTGCCACAAGTGAGGGTGGCCGATTTTATGGGGCGATGGATGCCCAATCCAAAACCTTCTCTGGCCAACTAGCTACGCTAAAAGACGGGGTCGATAACCTTAAAGGCTTACTTGCTGGAGGTTTGACCACGGCTTTGGCTGGCACGGTGATGCCGATGGTTAATGGTTGGGTCGATGAACTCACGGACGCGTTCGAGACCGGTGGCGCACCGGCCTTTATCGACACCCTCGGAGAGATCTTGAAGGAAGCTCTGGAGTTTATTTCTAGCCAGCTCCCGCAAGTGGTGGATACCGGGATGAGTATCTTAACTGCTTTGTTGGAGGGCATTATCGCTGTTCTGCCTTCCTTGGCGGAAACTGCCGTGACGTTGATTGTGGCATTGGTGGAAGCAATTATTGAGGCGCTACCTTCGCTTCTTGAAGCGGCGGTGCAGATCATCGCCACACTCGTTTCGGGTATTGGTGAGGCGTTGCCGGAGCTGATCCCGGCAGCGGTAGAAATGCTGATGACCATGATCCAAGGACTCATCGACAACCTGCCACTAATTCTGGATGCAGCCATGCAGCTCATCACGGGCCTAGCTGAGGGTCTAATCGCAGCGATCCCGGTGTTGATTGAGGCTTTGCCGCAGATTATTCAGGGTCTGGTGGATTTCCTTGTGGGTGCTATCCCGCAGATCATCCAAACCGGCATACAGTTGCTTACCTCTTTGGTGAGTGCTCTGCCGGAGATTATTACCGCTATCATCGCAGCCCTGCCACAGATCATCACCGCAGTGATCAACGGCGTGCTGGGTGCGATCCCGCAACTGATTCAGGCTGGTATTCAGTTGTTTGTTGCTTTGATTGGTGCGCTACCGCAGATCATTAACACGATTGTCGCGGCCTTACCGCAGATCATTTCTGCTGTGGTATCGGCTATCGGTGGAGCTATCCCGCAGTTAGTGCAGGCCGGTATCCAGCTATTAACAGCACTGATTGGTGCGCTACCGCAGATTATTGGCACGATTGTCTCGGCTATCCCACAGATCATTTCGGGCATTGTTTCTGCGGTGCTTGGTGGTGTGGGCCAGATGATCAATGCTGGGGCCTCCTTGGTGTCTGGTTTGTGGCAGGGCATCCAGTCGCTGGCGGGCTGGTTGTGGGACAGGGTTTCTAGCTGGGTATCTAGCATTTGGGATGGGATCCTCGGTTTCTTCGGCATCCACAGCCCCTCCAAACAAATGGCGTGGGTCGGCGACATGCTCGTAGCAGGCCTAGCCGGAGCAATCACTAGTGAGGGCCATAAGGCAGCAGAGGCGGCCACCGACATGGCCAAAGACACCCTCGATGCAGTAAGCGAACTTAGCAGTGGCATTGATGTGCCAATCAACATCAACGACACGGACTTGCACCTACCGAATGTAGATCTGGCACCAGCAGCCATTCGACACCCCGATGTCAACCCATCACCAAATGAGGCTTCGCCTGTGGATGTGGAGGGCATCGTCGATACCACTGCGAGGCGGATCCTCGGTGCCTTGGATGTTCAGGTGGTGCTCAATGATGGGACACTCGTCGGCAAGCTGGCTCCGCGCATCGATGCTCAGCTCTCGCGGCTATCAAGACGCAACAACCTAATCATGGCGGGAGCGTGAGGCGATGTATGGATTTACTCTCGACCATAAGATCTCCTCGAAACAGTTGGGCTTGCGGTTCACCGCACCCGTAGAGATCCCAGCCGCCACACGGCGGGTAGACGATATCGAGGTGGCAGGTCGCGCCGGTTCTTTAACCCGGTTTGCTGGCTGGGACGATACGGAAATCAGTCTGCCGCTAGCAGTCCAGGGTGGCGTAGAGGCTTACCGGGCGGTGGCGTTTGCTCTGGCTAATGCTTCGACGGTTGGGTTTAGTGGCGAGCCTGGCTTGTTCAGGTATTTGAAGCACGTCGAGGTGTCGCCACTGGTTCGTGAGATGGGTTCTTGGGGCATGTTCCAGGCAGAGCTGACATGTGCCCCGTTTACCTATTTGGATGCCGGCCTGAAATCGGCCACGCTCAATGCTTCCGGAACCCTACTGAATCCCGGATTGTTGCCTGCTGATCCGGTCATCACTGTGTTTGGTACCGGACAGTTGGAGTTGACGATCAACAGCACCAAGCATGTGGTGGCATCCCCAGCTGGACAGGTGACACTCGATAGTGCCCGGTTGGTGGGGCACGTGGCTGGTAAAGCCCAAAGCGACGCCCTAACCGGTGCCTTCCCACAACTGCAACCTGGTATTAACCAAATCGAGTTCGGTGCTGGGGTCTCGAAGATTGTGGTGCAGCCCAACTGGCGCACCCTATAGCAGAAAGACCTATTGATGATTAGCGTCCACAACCGCGCCGCCCAGACTTTTACCGCCACTGGTTTGGCTGTTCTCGACCGCGAGATCATTGATCCGGTTGCGACAGAGGAACTAAACGGGGGCTTCACGCTGAGGTTTAACTATCCGGCAGACGGCCCGGCCGCCCAACATCTGGTGTTGGAGAATATCGTCGCAACACCGGCGCCTGGCATACAGTCTCGTCAGGGTTTCCGCATCACCGAGATAACCACCACCCTGGACGGGCTACTAGAAATCACCGCGCATCACGTGTTTTATGACCTGGCAGCAAACCTGATCGCCGACACCTATGTCGTCAACAAGACGGCTGCTGATGCACTAAAGCAGCTTCTTGATGCTACTAATAGCAAGCACGGGTTTACAGCATCTAGCTCCGACACCAACACTCGTGCTTCGGCTCGTATCGTGCGTCAGCCTCTAGCCGCCGCAATCCTAGACTCCAAGACAGACAATAGCTTTGTCTCGCGATGGGGCGGCGAACTGGCCTTCGATAACTGGCACATCCACCACACGCATAGGCGCGGTAAAGACCATGGTGTGGTGATCAGGGATCGTAAAAACCTCACCGGCTACGAAGCGGCACTGGATTACAAAACCGTGGTGACCCGGATTCTGCCAGTGGGTTATGACGGGTTGTTACTGCCGGAACTGTATGTAGATTCCCCACGAATCGGTGACTACATTGCTCCGCGTATCAAGGTCATCCGCTATGGGCAGGTCAAAGCAGTTAAGGATCCCGAGAAGCCGCGTGAGGACGAACTACCCTTGCCGCAAGCATACGAAAAGCTACGCCAGCTAGCTAAAGCAGAATACGCGACCCGTCATGTCGACCAACCGCATTGCGCCTACAAGATCTCGTTCGTGGATCTGGCTTCGACGAAAGAATATGAGGGCTTTCGTGACCTCGAAACCGTAGCCCTCGGCGACACAGTAACCGTCCGCCACGATAACCTCAACGTCGCACTCACCGCCAGGGTTGTTGCTTATGACTTCGACCCACTCGCAGGTGAATACATTTCGATTGAGCTAGGTAGCACCGCCTCTAAATTCACCGACATCACCCACACCATCACCGCTGCCCGCAGCGAAGCTAGCCAAGCCCAGCAGGCAGCAAGTATTGCGCTAGCTAGCGCGGATGGGAAAAACACCAACCACTACGGCACCACCCAACCGACAACCGCGCGCCTTGGTGATGTGTGGTTTAAAGACAATGGTGAGCAAGTAGGAATCTGGATATATAAGGCCACCGATACTGGTCAGCCCGGATGGATAAGTCTTGCCACCGATTTGAACGCGGCCGAACTGGCGGCGAACCTGCAAGCAGCTAAAACCCAGATCGCGCAAGCAAACGCTAGCGTTGAGCAAGTCCAAGCAAGCCTTAAACAAACCCAAAGCGAGCTAGAAAAAACCAGTACCGATACAGCGAATGCAAAAGCTCAAGCCGAAAAAGCTCTCAAGGATGCAACCAATACCCAAAATGCTCTAGAAGCGTTCAAAGTGCAGGTAGCAGATGAAACCAAAAACATTAACGCCTCCTTGACGATGGTTTCAGACAACGTGAACCTGAGAGTTAAAAGAGCCGAGATTATTACCCAAATCAATCTGTCGAATGAAACCGTGCTGATTGATGCAGCAAAAGTACACATCAGTGGGCAAACCTCAATCGATGACGCCGTAATCGGTACCGCAATGATTGCCGATGCGGCTATCACTAACGCTAAAATCTCTCAGCTATCCGCAGATAAAATAACCACCGGAACCCTAGCAGCTAGCAGGATCGCCGCCGGGAGCATCACTAGCGATAAGCTCACGATTGCTAACGGATACATCCAAACAGTAATGATCCGCGACGCTGCTATAACCTCGGCGAAGATTGCTTACATAGATGCCAGCAAGATCACCACTGGGTATTTGAACGCTGCCAGGATTCAGGCAGGCTCTATTAGCGCCGATAAACTCGCGGCTAACGCGATCCAGGTTGGATTGGCGGGGTGGAATCAGAATATTCGCATCAGCCCCACTCAAATCTCCTGGTATAACGGCTCCCGGTTGGAGGGAACAATTAGTTCTCGGGGTATGCAGTTTTGGTATGGCGACCGTTACGTCGGTGAGCTGTCGCGTGGTGGTAAAAAGAACAACGAAAACGTTCAGGGCATCTCCATGTCATTAGCCAACCAAGGCGACTACGTGGCATGGACGTATCAGGCACAAGCGAACGGTACCTTCTACACGTGCTTGACGCTGGATCCTAAAGGCAAGTTCTACGGTTCAGCCGGCATCCATTTAGGTTCTGATCTGCGCACAAACGGTTACAAGTTCTACACCAATGGAAACCGCTATGTCACCTTGCAGGACGTGTCTTTGCAGGGGCGTGGTACGCATCCGGGCTGGGTGGGGCCAACCGCTTTGTCGAAGGTTGTGTTTCATACCTACGACGTCATGGTTGTTACCAACGGCTCGTTCTACAACATGACGAGATTATTCGACCGGGTTGGGGATTTGATGAACCGCGTTAACGGAATACTTGGGCTATTGAACCAAGGCTGGATTTCTAAAATCACCTCCCGCGCTGATGGCTCCATCTCTTGGACTTATTTCGACAACACCGGCTACCAGAAAATGTCCACCAATCTCGCATGAAAGGAAACCAACATGAAAATTCTTCTTCCCAATGATCAGCTCGCCGCGGTCACCGAACTGCTGGCTGGCATGTCGCTGAAGCCAGCCGCCTCACGTGCGCGCACCAAACTACTGCATTTGGTACGTGAAGCATCTACGCGCTTCGGGGTCGACGAATACGAACTAATCAGCCAATACGCAACCCTCGACGATGCTGGCAAGCCCATCATCAATACCGATGGAACATTCAGTCTCGCAACCCCGGAAAAAGCGCAAGAATTTTTAGCGGCTAGGAGTGAACTTTTTGAGTCTGTCGTCGAGGTTTCCGGGCCCACATACGGCCGTCACCTAGCCGATATTAAAGCTCTGCTTGATGGCTATGACGGTGAACTATCGGGAGCAGCGGCGGAGGCCTTCGACGTGCTTTACGATGCCGTCGCTGACGCACTAGCCAAGGAGACTGACGATGAGTGAAGAACCGATTGTTTCTATTCCCTCTGATCCCACACCAGCACCACCAGCACAACCTACCGACGAGAAATCAGGTGAGGCGGCTCGCCCGCGTGAAGCGCACCTCGATCTAAGATTGCCGATTTTAGAAGTGCTTACCAACCCCAATCTGCCAGACCTATAACCTCAAAGGTTATAGTCTCCAGCTACTTACGCCTGCCAGTTTTGGTGGGCGTTTTTCATATTCATGCCCTACACGCAGTCGTGTCCGGCATTCTTTCACTTACTTTGAAAGGAACCATTCAATGAATATCAAAGCTATCTGGACTGGTACCCAAAGCGCAATCACCGTTATAGGTGCCTGGCTAGGAGCCTTCCTCGGTGGAGCCGACTCTCTGCTCTACGCCATCGTAGCCTTCACCATCATCGACTACGCCACCGGAGTACTAGCCGCAATAAACGCTCACCGACTCAGCTCCTCGGTAGGGTTTCGCGGTATCGCCCGCAAAATCCTAATCTTTGCCCTCATCGGACTAGCCCACCTACTCGATGTCCATATTCTCGGTACCCCCGGAGTGCTACGCACCGCCACCATCTTCTTCTACCTATCCAACGAGGGCATCTCCGTCCTAGAAAACGCTGCACTGTTAGGTCTACCAATCCCGGGCGGACTACAACAAGCATTAGACACAATCAAGCAAACCGGTCAAAACCATCCCGCCTTCAAAAACGGCTCAACACCACCCGCTCAGGCGAGCAATCCAGATAAACACTCCCCGCCAACCCCTCACGAAAACCAGACCAATCCAGGCAAATATCTACCCCAACACGCCCTCCCCGACGAAATAGAAAAACCATGAAAACCTGCATGAAAACAATTCTTAAATTCTTGGCGCTCCTAGCAGTCTTAACGCTACTTACCGCCGGGATCTGGCTCCTTTTTGCCATATTCCTTTCATGGATGCTGACCCCGCTTATCTACCTGATCGCACTTTTTATCCTGGCCACTGGCTAAACCAACCAACAAAGAAACGGAGAACCCAAAATGAAGAACTGGAACACTCTAGAAGCTGACCTGAACCTGCTGATGAACAAACACTTCACCAAAGGCAGACAAGGCCGATCCATCAACAAAATCATCCTGCACCACAACGATGGAAACCTTTCCATACAAGGATGCTGGAACGTATGGCAAACCCGACCCGCCTCCGCGCACTACCAAGTAGAAACCAGTGGCCGCATCGGTCAGCTCGTCTGGGATCGGGATACTGCCTGGCACGCGGGAAATTGGGTAGCCAACACCACCTCGATTGGAATCGAACACGCAGACGCATCCGCCCACCCCTACCGCATTTCCGATGCCTGCCTAGAAAATGGGGCGCACCTGGTCGCCGCGTTGTGTCACTACTACAAGCTAGGCAGACCAGTCTGGGGTAAAAACGTATTCGGACACCGCGACTTTTCTGCAACCGAATGCCCCGCATCCATAGCCGGATCCCAACACGCCGCTTACATGGCCAGAGCCAGCTACTGGTACGACCAGATGACTGGCAGCAATACCCCCGCTACTCCTGCGCCTGCGCCGAAGGCAACCACCACTGGTGACAAGAGCATCGATACGCTCGCACGCGAGGTGATTAATGGTTCGTGGGGTAACGGGAATGACCGTCACCAGAGGCTCACCGCTGCCGGGTTCGACTACGACCAAGTCCAGGCACGGGTCAACGAAATCCTTGGCATCACGCCCAAGCCCGCAGGCAAGTCCATCGAGACTCTTGCCCGTGAAGTGATTCGTGGGGATTGGGGTAACGGACAAGAACGCTACAACCGTCTCACCAATGCTGGCTACAACTACCAACAAGTACAAAACCACGTCAACCAAATCCTCAGCTAACCAGCAAATTAGCCCGCTGGATTCTAAGAGCCGCCTCAGCGAGACTTCACCGTCTTGCTGAGGCGGCTCTTTTTGTTTTCCCTGTTTATATTTCGTGCTTCTCGAAGCCCTCCTTATAGGAGGAATACGCGATGATTGACCCGATTCAAAAAGAGGCGATAGTAAAACTCAACCAGCAAGGGATGGCTGTGACGATGATTGCGCGACTTCTTGGGCTAGAGCCGAGCAGTGTTCGCAGTCATCTGGCACGAAACCCCCATAAGCGCCCACAAAACCAAGGTATGGAGGATGGTCGCTGGTGTCGTTGGTGCGGTGACCCCATAGCGACTCAAGCGACTGGCAGACCTGCATCTTTTTGCTGCAGTGAGCATAGGCGGGCTTGGTGGGCGGCACATCCCGAAGCGAAAAACCGTGACGCCACCTACACCTTCACCTGTATCGGCTGTGGCACCACGTTCACCGCGTATGGGAATAAGCATCGACGCTACTGCCGACATGAATGCTACGTAGCTCATCGGAGCAAGAAATGCCCGCGATGAGCGCACCCCAGTTTACTCGGGAAGCCACCTACCGAGCCACCATGCTGGCAGCCACGAAAGCAGCCAAGGCAGGGATACTCACCGATACAGATGTGAACCGCATTCGAGGTGGGCTGATAGCCCGCAATCTTCCTCCGATTGGGCGGCTGCATACGGCGCTAGTACTGGATAAAACAGGCGTTCAGAGTGATATATAGACACACCGGACTTGATACAAGGAGACGCGCATGGAGATCTGCAAACTACCACCCAAACCCGCCCAACTACGGCTCACGCGGGTGGCGGCGTATGTGCGGGTCTCACGCGAATCCGAGCGCCTCACTCACTCGTTCTCTGCCCAGGTTTCTTACTACAACAAGCTCATCACGAACACCCCGGGCTGGGAATACGCCGGGGTCTACAGCGACTACGCAACGACAGGTACATCTACCACGGGGCGCGGCGAGTTCAACCAGATGATCGAGCAAGCACTCGCAGGGAGTATCGACATTATTCTCACCAAATCCATCTCGCGGTTCGCTCGTAACACCGTCGACCTACTAAGCACTGTGCGAGCGTTGAAAGCCGCTGGAGTTTCAGTGCGTTTTGAACGTGAAAACATCGACACCGCTAACGCTGAGGGCGAAGTCCTTCTCACTTTACTAGCCTCGTTCGCGCAAGCTGAATCCGAATCTATCTCGGCTAATGCGAAGTGGGGCATCCGTAAAAAGTACAAGGATGGTCTGTTGCATTCGCGCCACCCCTACGGATACCGCTACCACCACGGCCAGCTCGACATTATTGAAGAAGAAGCCGTGATTGTGCGGCGTGTATTCAGCGAGTTTCTTGAAGGTATCAGCCCGGAGAAAACCTGCAAACAAATGAACCAAGAGGGTTTGCGTTCACGTGGTGGCGGCAAGTTCAGTGCCTCGGTGACCCGCGATTGGCTGGAGAACCCCACCTATATCGGTACCGCAATCTTGCAACAGTACTTCAGTGCTCACGCCGGAGATAACACACCGACTCTGAATCGTGGCGAGCTGGATAAATATATTGTGGAAGACTCCCACCCGCCGATTATCGAGCGTAGCGTTTTTGACGCCGTTCAAGCAGAGCTAGCCAGGCGGCGTGCCACGGGCGGACGCGGCTTGACCCCAACCGGTGGCAGTAGCGCTCTTACACACCGCATCACCTGCACTATCTGTGGCAGGAACTATCATCGGCGTACCCGCCGCTTGGCACACTCGACTTATAAATACTGGTGGTGCGAAACCGCCACGAAAGGCAAGGGCAACCCCTGTCATGCTCATCAACTACGAGAAGAAAACCTGCACACCATCATCAAGCGCCTACTTGGGCTTCATGCTTGGGACGACCAGCAGGTGGTTGATCGAATCGAACGGATTAAGGCCAGCCCGAACTGGCTCCTGACAATCCACCTCAGCAGTGGGAACACCACCATGATTAACTGCCGCACCGGTGAGGAGGTGACTGCCTGATGCCACGGATTACCACTATCCCTGCCACCAAACCCTTACACTCCACTACAACCACGATTAGCGGCCAGCAGCTACGCCGCGTTGCTGGCTATGCTCGCGTCTCCACCGACGATACTGACCAGGCGAACTCGTATGAGGCACAGGTGGATTATTACGAGCACTACATCAAAAACCACGACGGCTGGCAATACGTTGCTATTTACACTGATGAAGGAATCTCTGGCACTTCCACGAAACACCGGGAGGGATTCAACCGCATGATAGCTGACGCTCTCTCAGGAAGAATCGACTTGATCGTCACCAAAAGCGTCTCCCGGTTTGCTCGCAACACCGTCGACTCCCTCACAACGGTGAGGAAGTTGAAGGATAAAGGTGTGGAGGTGTTTTTCGAGAAAGAAAACATCTGGACCCTCGACTCCAAAGGTGAACTGCTAATCACCATCATGTCGAGCCTTGCCCAAGAAGAATCCAGATCTATCTCCGAGAACGTCACGTGGGGTCACAGGAAGCGTTTCCAAGACGGCAAAGTTTATATGCCCTACGGCAACTTCCTCGGATACGATCGCGGCGAAAACGGCGAGCCCGTAATCAATCCTGAGCAAGCCGAAACAGTGCGCCGCATCTACCGCCAATACCTCGAAGGCATGAGCATTCCACAGATCGCAGCCTCACTAGACGCTGACGGAATACTGACCCCTCGGCGTAAACACAAATGGAGCCACACCACCATCCACTCCATCCTCACCAACGAGAAATACAAAGGCGACGCACTCTTGCAAAAGCGTTTCACCGTAGATTTCCTCACCAAGCAGCGCAAAGCCAATGAAGGCGAAGTCCCACAATATTACGTGACCGGCTCCCATCCAGCCATCATCGACCCTGAAACCTGGGAACTCGTGCACTACGAGCTAGCAAAAAACACGAACCAAGGCCGACGCGAGCGTGCCTTCACCGGTATGGTCTACTGTACCCACTGCGGCTCAGCCTATGGCAGCAAAACCTGGCACTCCACTGATAAATACCGGGCTATCATCTGGCAATGCAACCACAAATTCTCCACACCCCACCCCGCCAAAATGCCGATCCTACGCGATAATCAGCTGCAAACAATCTTCCAAACAGCGCTCGCCCAGATCATCGAGCAACGCGGCCTCATCGACTGGAAACTCTTGCAAACCATACTCACCGACACCAGCGAGCTGGAAACCAAAGCTGCTGAGCAAGCTGCTGAAATCGAGATTGCCACGAAACTGATCGAGCAAGCTATCAACACGAATGCGCATCAATCCCAAAACCAAGACGACTACCACCAGCGCTTCAAGAAGCTGGAACAACGCCAGCGCGAAGCCATCGACGCCTACGAAGCAACCACGGCGGAGATTGAGCGTCGCACAGGCATCAAAGCCACACTCAACCACTACCGGCGCACCCTCACCACACTAGACAGTGTAGGCGACTTTAGCCCCGCTACATTCCACGCCCTGTGCCAACGCATCGAGATAGCACCAAGTGGCAAAGCGACCGTGATCTGGAAAGACGGAACCAGCACACCAGAGCAATAGCGCCAAAGCTCAGAAATCAAAAGCCAGCACCAATCATTTCAAGCTAAGCGTCATGTGGGTATTAACCCGGAAAAAGCGACTAAGAATTCTATTTCTTAATCGCCTTGTATCTTCAGTATTAAATTTTACTCAGCTCGACAAACTGGGAGTTGTATGTAGCAATTAATTTAAAGCAATTCTACATCAATATTTTCAGCATCAAAAATTTTCTTTACTTTATCAAAATCGCTGCTCATTATTGTTGCTTTCCTAAGATTTGGAAATTGACTTAATTCTGAAATAGTCACATTATTTAAATCGAAACAGTCATCTTCTCCATCCCACTGTGGAATTATATTCATATATACTTCATTTCCACCATCCATGTAGATTTGTTCCACATACTGTGCAAATTTCTTTGGAATAGAAATTTCTCTAAAGAAATTAAGGGCTGGTTCTATTACAGTATAACTGTCTGTATCTATCTCTTTCTCTTTGTATTTATCAGCAAAATCATAAATATCAAAACGAGGCTCTAATAAATTCAACTCATACATCAACACTTCAACTATAGCCAGTTTGAAATTCAAATTATCAAAGTACAATATTTCTTCTGTATTATTATCACTATATTCTCTCAAAAACTTTTCTTTTTTGACATCTTTTACTTTATCTAATTCAAATTCTTTTTCCCTTCCAAAAAGTCCGAATAAACCCATTCTCCTCTTCCTCCAATCATTATATTTAAGAACAATTTATTATTCAGTTAGACAAACTGGGATTTAAAGTTCTCTGATTATCCATTTAGCCTCTTGATTTTTCCTTGTTGCGCAACATCCACAAGGCATTTCTACCAAAGTTCCTATCGAATTATCTAACTCAAATACAGACTGTAAAGAAACTAGTTTAGCGTCCTCTGCTTCGTGTGTTTTTCCGCATAAGAATTGCCACATACCTTTTGTACTCACTTTTGGATACAAAAGTGTGAGTGCAAACAGAACCCCTCGGGTTCCGAGTTTTACTAGGTAAAACGCGGAAAACGGGGGGTTTCGTGCGTTCAGGGTGGGTTCGGGAGTAGAGGACGGGAGTTCAGTTGAGATGCTCCAGCGGGGATTCGGGTTAAGGTTTTCTTGATTAAGTGAGCCCCTTGGAAGATAATGGGGGGGGATTACCGTCTTGCTCCTTTACGTAACGAAGCGCAGGTTTTAGCACATCGAATGAAGATGGTCGAGAACTGGCGAGGAAGAGCAAAAGTATGGATATTTTGCAGCAGTGCCAGCAGTGGCATGAAGAAGAACAACACCAGAAAATCGTTGACGCGTTGGAGGCAGTTCCCGAGGCTGAGCGGACGGCGCAGATGGATATGGATTTGGCGCGTGCTTACAACAATCTGGCTGATGTTGGTGAGTTAGCGGGCATGAAGCTACTTCGCCGGGCGTTGGAGTTGATGCGACCACACGAAGGCGAACTGGGCGATACATATTCGTGGAATTTCCGCATGGGCTACGCCTTGTATTATCTGGATCAGGAGGGGCGTGCCCTGCTTTTTTTGGAGAAGGCTTTGGAACTGCATCCTGGTGATGACCCACGCTTCAACACCAGGCAGGAAATTGAAGAGCTTATCGACTCCTGTAAGCGCGTCATTGTGCTGCCACGATTTTCGCAGTGTTTCCGGGAGCGGGTGGAGGGCTGCTGGCAGGCTTTCGCCTCAGTGGAAGCAGAAATCCGTCAGGAGTTGATCGAGGATGAGGACCACATACGGGGCTCAGAAATCGTGGGTCGCGTTCACGATATTCTCGCCTTGGCTTTCGATGAGATTGCTATCGAGATGGGCTTTAACGGCGGAAAGTTTGAGTTGACCCTTACTCCAGAGGGCGACAGGGTCAAGTTGTTTGAGCTGGTGTATTTCCAGAACCACGCACCTAGTGAAGTATTGGCGCATTGGAATGTTGTGGTGGGTCGTCAGGCTTGTGGACGCATCGGCTTGCGCACTGAGGATGGGTGGGAGCTTAACGCCGATGATGTCCAGATCTGGGTGGAGCAGCTAGGAGAACACAGCTTCACTATCTCTACCTACTGCGAGAAGCTACTGCCGATGCTTGGCGAGGAAGAAGGTCGGGCGTGGTGGTTGATCTCCACGCTCACCGACCAGACGTTGGGCGAGATCTCACACATGCGTTACATTGACGGCTTTGACGTGTTGCGCGAACCGAAATCTGAACCTTCGATTCTGCTTTCTGAACTTCCGTCCAAACTGGCAGAAACAGGGATCGAACTCTCTGCCAATCCGCAAGCCTTGCTCGATTCCTATATCGGGTATGAGATGCAGCCCGATGAGGGTCCGGAGGCTGACTGGCGGTTGGACGTGATGGCTGGTTCTACGTGCTGCCCTCAGCTAATCAACGGCTATCTCAATAGCGATGATGTTTACGTGGATAATCTTCATTCTGACGGTGCGGTGGCAGGGTTCTTGTGTTATCCCTTGGAGTCTTTGCGTGATAACGAAAGCACTCAGAAGATTTTTGATTTTAGGGATTCTTTAGAAGCAGCGCTCACCAGCGGGGACGGCGCGGAGATTCTCACTCTTACTGGCGGCGCTACTGGACTGTACTGCGGCTATGTCGATTTCATTGCCTGGGATATCAAAGCAGTTCTTGAAAGAGCGCACGAGTTCTTTGAGCACAGCGAGATTCCGTGGGCTAATTTCCACACCTTCCGCCGCGCAACAGCCCCGGTAAACTTGAAAGATTAGGAACATGATTCGGCCAGTGAGGCGGAAGAAAGCGGTCGATTGGGTGAGTTTGCTGGCTCGGTGCTTCTTTCTGCTGCGCAGTGGGACAAGGAGCAGTTCATTCGCGACCTGTACGAGCAATGGGGAATCGTGGATCAGGGGTCGGATAAGTCCGAGGAAGATGACGATACTACTGTGCTGATGCAGGTTGATGATATGCGGCTTGTGGTGTCGTTGTTCGATTTCCGTATTCCCGATAATGAAGCCGAGCTTAACGCCGAGAACAACTACATGTGGCCGGAAGCTGTTGAGGTAGCGGGGGCGCATCAAGCGCATATCATGGTCGCTGTGTTGGGTGAGGAGTCTAGTCTTCTCGAAAAGGGCAAGCTGTTTACCAAAGCGCTGGCCGTGTGCTGCAAACAAGAATATGCCACTGGTGTTTTCACCAGTGGAGTGGTATTTGAGCCTCGCTTTTATGAGGGCTTTGCCGAGATGATGAAAGAGGAAGATCGCCTACCCATTTACAACTGGATTTGGTTCGGTTTGTATCACAACGAGTGCGGCATGAACCATCATCTTCATCATGTGATACAAATAAAATTGGTTCATCTCTATTTATTACATGACTACATAAAATAGCTGCTGTATTTGGCTCATCATAAAAAAGGAAATTTCTGCTCTACAATTTTAGCATTTTCAATTCATTTTCTTTTCCGAAAAAACCGTCTATTATTTCATCTGCAAGATAATATTTATTTTTAAAATGTGTTACGATAGCTAACTGAAAATCATTAAATACGTCATCATCTCTGCAGAATGTTTCTGAACTCACGTCTAAAATAAGATTATGCAATTTATTATAATCGTACAAAAATTTTTCTGATAATTCTTTTTTTGAAACCTTTTCTTCATTTGGGAAGTTTCCGCTTGCTTTAATTTCAAATGGATACACTTTGCTACTTTTTTTCGTTTTACGAGATTCAACTAATATACAAGTTGAGCCATATGTTACAACAATCCCCGGTGTTGTGTCTCTAAATTGTGCATATGAAATATGATCCAGCTCATCTTTTTCCATAGCATTTTTTATAACTAATTCTTTTCTATAAGGATTATGGATATTCCAACTAAATTTGTTTTTATAATCTGTATATTCACTTATAATATGTAATATATCAGCTAAAGAATATTGCATCGGCAAATACAT